GGGCTGGCGCTGCCCCTCAGCGGCTACTCGGCGGCGAAGCCGAGGATGCGTTCGGCGGTATCTTCGATGGCGTCGCCGACGTGGAGGTCGTCCCAGACCGCCCTTGCGCCCCACGCCACACCGACACGGCCGTTGTCCTCGTCCAACACCGCCTCAGCGTAGTCTGCGTGTGCATGCGTGTCAGAAAGCCAGATTGTGAGGCGATAGGCCGCGATGACCCGTCCGGAAAGAGTGCCGTCCTCCGCTTCGTCGCGGAGGTCGATGTTGGTCAAGATGCCGGGGTTGATTTCGGTCGCGGTCACGGTCGCCATCGCTGAACCCTCCGTCGCTACCCTCTGCGCCGCTGTACGCTGCGGCTGAACGTTTGCCGGGGAGCGTTGCCCGGCTCGCATGAGTGGCTACCACCCGCGCGCTTGGCGCTCCCGGTAGGCTACCGCCGCCTTAATCGCGGCGCGCTTGCTCATTTTCTCGCTGAACCGAACCTCTGTCCCATCTTCAAAGCGAACCAGAGTCGCCATGCAGACGTGTCGCCCACTGCCGTCCCATGCCTTCATCGCGTAGCTCTCGACCACCATTTCCGTCATGTCCGTGTCCTCCGTGTCGTCTGGTGGGCTGCTCGCCTCACTCATCTAATGTACCACTAACCCCTATTCGTGTCAACCTTTCCCATCGGGGTTCTCTTGCAAGTTCGTAACACACAAACCCCTTGCCGCGTGCTACGCTGCACTCATGAGCGACAATGAAGCCATCGCACGGGAGTGGGCGAGGCGCTGGGGCAAGGTGGGCGCGGATCGGCGGGCGCGAGAATCAGTCGCCTGCGCCGTCTGCGGCGTCGTGACGATCGGCATCAGCACGCGCCGCTACTGCTCCAACCGCTGCCGGCAACGAGCCAAAAACGCGCGCGCCGCAGCCGGCCCCAAACCCCGCCCGGAGACGACGCCATGACCACCCTCGATCTCGACGCCATCGAAGCGCGCCTCGCGGCGGCGACGCCGGGGCCGTGGCGCGCCTACACCAAAGAGCGGCACGACTCTCTTTTCGGTCTCCCAGATGACACTGCATACTCCTGGGTAACGGTGAGCCACGACGATGAGATCATCGGCGAGTTGTTCGACGATGCGACCGGCCACCGAGGCTCTCTCGACGCCGCCTTTATCGCCGCGGCCCCCACCGACATCGCCGCCCTGATCGCGGAGGTGCGACGGCTGCGCGCGGAAGCGCTGGTAGAGTGACCTAACTAGACCAGCTCCCCGCATTTGGGGCAGGTGGTCAGTCCGCCGGGGAACTCCCGACGCGCGACCACGGTCCGGCGACATTGCGCGCAGTAGACCGCGAAGAGCGCCCCGTGGGGGATGAGGCGCGCACTCAGGGGCAGGACAGTCTCACTCATCGTCTCCCTCCATCCGTGCGGCGCTGACTACGCGAAGGCGGCGCTCGGCTCACTCGCCACGTCGAGGGAGAGCGCCAGCCGGGTGAGGGCGGCGCTCCACACGGTGGCGGCGTGACGCTCGAGCGTGCGCTGCATGAAGATGGCATACGTCAACTGCTCGGCCTTGCGCTGCATGGCGCTCTCGGTCTCGTCGTCGAGCGCCCCAACGGGGCCATCGGCGAGGAAGAAGCGCCCCATGCTAAGGCGTAAGTCAGTTTCGGCAAGGTCGGCGAGCGTGCGAATGGCGGCGATGGTTTCGCTGGTCATGGTGATGTTGCCCCTCCGCGCTACCGAGGCGGTGCGTCCGCCCCGTGGAACTAATATACACCACCGGTGTACGATTCGTCAACCCCTGGTAGACATTTATTTTCACGTCGGGTATGATGGTCGCATGAACGGAACCGACCTGCGGACATGGCGGGTGCGCCACCGGCTCAGCCTCCGTGCACTGGCCGCACTGATCGGCGTCAGCACGAACACCGTGCACCGCTGGGAGATGGGGCAACGCCCGGTCCCGGCGATGCTTCCGCTCGCGCTGAAAGGCTTGGAGCAACAACTTGCCGAAACGAAATGACGGCCGCGGCGCGCTATCAGTGGGTCAGGGCATGGTATCCTATCGTCACCACGCGGGACTGCACCGCGTGGAAAGGCTGTACAGCCCGGATGACCGGCTAGGCGAGGGCGAGTCGCACGCCGTCATCCGCTTGAGGCGCGGCGTTTGCGTCGCGCTCTACCCCTCCCGTACGCTTCGGCGGCGGGACGCGAGGCCGGCCGTAAGGCCGGCCTCTGCTAATCTCCCCCATCCTCCTGAGCATCCCCAGCGCCGCCCGCACGCAGAGACAGCGGCGTGGGCCATCGTTAAAGTCTGAGGGCCGTTCCTAACATAGCCATCACCAGCATTGTAGTTTTTACAATGCCGTCCTCAACGCTCTCCTCCCCGCGCATGATGGCCGCGGCCCAGCCGGTCCATTGGGCTGTGCAGCCGGTGCGCCTCCAATGCCCGCCGCGCATCGGTGGCTGCGGTGTAATCGCGCAACGTCTCTAAGGATGCATGCCCCAGCAGCTCGCGTACACTCTCCCGATCCATGCCGGAATCGAGCAGCGATTGTGCATTCGTGTGCCGCCAGCGGTGGGGATGGATCGGGAAGCCGAGCCGTCGTCCCAGGTCGGCATGGATGCCCCACAGCCGCACGCCGGAGAGCGGCCGGCCATCAACCGTCACCCACAACGCCCCGCCATCGGGGAGCCGGTGGCGGGTGCGTGCGCGCAGGTACGCATCGACCATCCGCTGCGCCGCCGCGCCGATGCGGACGCGCCGCTCCCGCGCGCCCTTGCCCAACACCTTGATCGTGCCGTGGGTCCAGTCGATACCGCCCATCTGCATCGACGCGCACTCCTCCCGGCGGAGTCCGGTGTCGAGCAGCACGGCGAAGAGGGCGCGGTTGCGGGCGCCGGTGAGCGTCTTGTTGTTCTGGGAACCGAAGAGCGCATCGATCTCTGCCGGCGTGAACGGATCGTTGACCCGCTGGTCGGGCTTGGGCGCGTGGATACGGTCCGTCGGGTTGTCGCGGCGTTCCTCTTCCTCGATCAGCCAGGCGAAGAAAATGCGCGCCGCCAGGAGGTAAAGGTGGATCGTCTTCGGCTCGGCGCGCGTCCGCAGATCGATCACCCACTCTTGGACGTGCTCGCGGGTCGCCTCCGTCACGATCGGCATCCGGCGAGCGGCGAGGAAGCCGATCAGTGAGCGCACCCCGTAGCCATAGGTCGTGATCGACGCCTCGGAGCGCAACCGAGGCCGCCAACCCGCACGCAGCGCGAGCGTAAAGCCGCGCACGAGCACCGCCGAAAGGCCGCGCGGATCGGACGGAGTTAAATCATCTTCGGACGGTTGCCACGCCGTTGCTTTGCCGCGCCAGCCCTTCGCCATCGTCGGTTACCTCCTGTGATGAATCTCGCGGCCATATTTAGCATGAGGACAAACGTTCTTTGTTGTCTCCTAGCGATGGCGCATCACGAACATTTAGCACTTGGTTAAATGGCGGTATGACGGTTGCCACAGACGTGGATATTCATGCAAAACACGCCGAGTTAAGTCAGGTAATACCGGCTCGGTATGCGGCGCATTGTCGTGCCATTGCCGCGCCTCGATTGACGCCCTTAGCACACTCGTTCTACCGTGTGGCTGCGGGGGTGGGGAGATGGCGTGTTCACGGTGCGGGGCGATCTTCCGGTGGCGGGGGCGGGTGCTGGTCGGGCTGATCATCGCCGGCTTCGGGGTCGGCTGGTGGGTCGGGCGGGGGTGTGCGTTCTGAGGAGAGCCGCCCTAGTCGATGCTCGGTGGCGGCGATCATGTCGAGCGCCCAGGCGAGGATGTCCGCCGGATGCTCGGCCAGGCGCCGCACGGTGTCGGCCTTGTCGCGGGGGACCGTGATCGACACGTCGCCTTCCGGTTCGCGGATGAACCCGGCACGGGTCGCCAAGTCCTCGTAGGTCGTGCCGAGCGCCGCCGCCAACTGGCGCAGAATCGCCGGGTCGGGGCGGGCGCGCCCCATCTCGATCGCGCCGGGGTAGCTCTCCGAGATGCCCGCGATCTCCGCGAGCGCCCGCTGACTGAGGCCCGCGTGCTCACGCAGTTCCTTGACCCGCCGGCCCAGGTCGGCGTAGGCACGAGATTTCGGAGGATCGGCCAACAGCATCGCCATTACGTTAATATGATAAATGCATAATACCGGGCAGCGCCCACGAATTTTCGCTATTTCTTCGCCAAACCACTTGACGCCTGTTGTGCGTCATGCATAATAGAAATCATGAAGTACGCGCGAATGACGGTGAACCTCGAAGCGACGCAGGTCGAAACGCTCACGGCGCTAGCGGCCCAATCAGGTCTCAGCGCGAGCGCCCTAGCCCGACACGCTATCGCGCAGTTCCTCCGCAAACGGCGCATTTCGTTGGCCGAAATGGATAATGTCCTTGTTCAGAACGGCCACGCGTCGTATGCGGAGGTATCACGATGAGCCTTTCCCGCAAGTACGCCTACCACAACGCCGCCCTTCACGGACCTCGCCGCTACGCCCCCACGCCGGTGCAGTCGCGCACGAGCGTCATCCTGTGCTCGACCTGCCGCGCGCCGATCACGGAGCCAACCGGCTGGCGCTGGTGCGCGGCGTGTCTGGCGTCGGCTGCCGAGCGTGGCGGCGGTGAGGGCTGGCGCGTGCTCTTTGACGAGGAAGAGGCGCGGGCATGAACCCCAGCCACGCTCCCTCCCAGCAACGCGCCCGCGCACTCAAGCGCGCCGCCGTCGCCAGCCTGAGCGATCCCGATCACTATCGCCGGCAAGGCCGCGCCGCGCTCGGCCCCAACGCAACGATCCGCACCGCCCGCGCCGTCTTGGTTCGCCAGATCGGCATCGCCAAACAGAGCGGCGATTATCCCGCCGCGCGCAAGGCGCAGGCCCAACTTGATGCACTCAACGCCGCGCTCGCGGCGACGGCGAAACCACAAGAAAGGAGCGCATAGCCGTGGCCACCCCCTCCCTCGCCGCAGTCCAGGCCGAGAGCAAGGTCAACGTCCTGAGCCGGTATCACCGGATCGGTCACTTGTTCCGCGAGCTTGAGCAAGAACTGCACGCCGCCTACAGCGAGACGCGGACGTACTGGCCCGATCGGTCGGGTCACAACGAAGCGGCTTCCGCGTCAACGGAAGCCGCCTAAATCGGGTGCGTGGAATCACCCAGGAGCACTGCAATGGTAGCACAACTCGTCACTGACACACCCACGCTTCGCCGCCCTACCCTCAACCGCCTCGCGTCGGAGGCGCTCATTGAAGCCGCCGGCGACTGGAAGGCGGCGACCACCCTTTTTCAGACGTGGGTCGAGGGCGACGCCGACCTGCTCCGCGAACTGGCCGCGCCCGCCATCGCCGGTCTGTGCTGGAAGCATGTGCGCGCGGCGGCGCAGCAGCAGCGCACGCACTACTGGTCAGCGACCGCGCAGCCGAATGTGGACCAGACCAACGGGCTGTCGGCGGTGGGCGCGACGACGTTGATGGACTACCCGCTCGCCGGTGGGAAGCGACTCGGCGACGCGACGGCGGGCGAACTGCTCGCTGAAGCGGAGACCTACGCGACGCTCGCGCGGGTAACTGCCCTTCGAGGCCGCTGGTTACGCCTGATCGCGGAGCGGCTGCCGGACGGGGCAACGGTGGAGTCGACGCTAAGCGTGGCTGATGTCGAGGGCTTGCAACGCGAGGTGGAACGCGACTAGACGGCGGGCCTCAGGTGCAGTGAAACCCACGGCTTACCTGCCCGCCAGCCCGGCCGGACCAAGAATGGGTTGTCCTCCACACCGCGCATGTCCGGCCGGGCCACACACACAAGGAAAGAATGATGACCACGCAAATCGACCAGACGGCGGCGACCAGGTTAGCTGTGACTCCCAAGGCCCGGCTGTCGCCGCCTGTCGAGCCGGGGGCCAGCAATCCTGTGTTACCCGATGGTCGGCTGCCCTCGCTCGGCCACACACAGACGGCGGCGACCATCGTTGGCCTGACACCCATTCCTCGTGTGTCGCCGCCTGCCGAGCCGGGGGCCAAGCAGAACTTGCTACCCACTGGCATAATGCCCCCGCTCGGCCACACACAGACGGCGGCGACCGTCGCCGAAGTGACGCCCGTTCTCGCCCTGTCGCCGCCGGCCGCGCCTCGGACCAACGCACCGATGTTACCCACAGGCGCGGTGTCCGAGGCGCGGCCCACACGACCGGCGGCGGCCAACCCCGCAGCGTTACCCATCGCCGAGATGTCGCCGCCGGTCCCGACGCCGTCTGGGGAGACCAGAAGCGCACTGTCATCCACTAGACCCGTGTCTCCCCATGTGGCGACCATCGCCGAAATCCGCGAGACGCACCGGCTGCGCGGCGACATGCTGCGCGCCGAGGTGGCGTTGACTTTGCGGATCAAGGCTCAGGCAAGACGGCTCGGCGGGGACCAAAGCGGCCGTGATACCCACCGATCGACTGTCGTCGCCGAGCCTGCCGGGGAGGGCCAGGGTAGCCGTGATGCCCAAAGCGTCAGTGCCCTCCCCGGCACAGACGAGGGCGGCCGTGGCGGGCTTGACACCCAGCACCAGGATGCCGCCCTCAGCCCCAGCGACGCGAGCGAAGGCCATTCTTCTGGTGACATCCAGCCTATGGATGCCGACCTCGCGTCGCTGGCGGCCATCCCTCTGATCGAAGCCCGCGCCGTGCTCCGTACGCAGCGGCTTCGCTATGAGCGCCGGATGGCGCAGCTTGCCAAACTGCTCCCCGTCTACCCCTGGGTCAAATCGGTACGCGGTTTCGGGGAACTGAGCCTCGCCCAGATCGTGGGCGAGTGCGGCGACCTCGACAACTACGCCGGCCCCGCCAAGGTGTGGAAGCGGATGGGCCTCGCGGTGATCGATGGCGGGCGGCAGCGCCGGGTGGCGGGTGCGGCGGCGCTCGATCACGGCTACGCCCCGTACCGGCGCTCGCTGATGTGGAACGTGGGCGAGGCGCTGATCAAGCTCAACCAGGGCGGGCCGTACCGGACCTATTACCTGGAGGAGAAGAAACGCCAACGGGAGAAGCTGGGCGAGGAAGCGGCGCAGGCGCACGTTCACAACCGCGCAAAGCGGCATATGGAGAAGCGCCTGCTTCGCGACCTGTGGAAGGTCTGGCGGGAGGTGGGGCGATGATCCTCCACTGCTTCACCGTTACCGACCCCCGCGGCGAAACCGCCCGCGAACTCGCCCCCACCGCATCTGTCGCCATCGACCAGCGCCGCGCCGCCCTGCTCGCCTACGCGACGTTGCGGCGTGCCGAGGCGATGCGACTCTCGCCTCGCCAGCGGCACTGGATCAATGTCCAGGCAGCGGAGACCGAGCGCGCCGCCGATGTGCGGGAGCTAGAGGCGTGGCACGCCGACGGCTGCAGCTGCACGGCCACGCCGGCGCTCAGTACCGCCGATCTCTATGAGGAGGTGATGGCATGACCACCTGCGATTGCGTTCTCACCTGCCCCACGCACATCGCCGCCGCGTACAGCGCCTACGCGCATAACGCGTTGTTGAGCGAGAACGCGGCGCTCCGTTCGGCGGTGGTCCAGGCCATCCCGACGTTCCCGGCGACCAGTCCGATGGGGCGGCGGCTGGCGGCGGCGCTGAGGCGCAACGACGTCGAGTCTGCCGCCGACACCGCCCGCGCGCACCAGGGAGGGGCCGACCAATGCTGATGTGGGAATGGGATAAGACGCTAACCGACTACGAAGTAAACGAAGGAGAAGACTGGACCCACTCCCGACACACCGGTATCAACGCCGACCGCTTTCGCGGCATGGAGATGCTGGTCACCGTGCCGATCCTCGGCGCGATTGCGTGGCTCGTGATCGTCATCGCGGTGCGGCTGGTGATGCGGGTGATCGCGTAGCCGGCGGTGGCGAGGCTGGCTGGGGCTACTACCCCGGCTCCGTCAGCCTCGCCCCGTCACCTCTCTCTTGGAGTGATACATGTGGATATCCGTCCCCTCCGTTACCTCGGCTGCTTTAGCGGCATCGGCGGTCTCGAACTGGCCGTCGAACACGCCGCTCCCGGCAGCCGGCCTATCGCTCTCATTGAGAGGGAAGCCTATAGCGTCGCGGTCCTGGTCGCGCGCATGGCGGACGGCTCCTTATCTCCATGCCCTATCTGGTCTGACATCGCCACCTTCCGAGGCGATGTGCTCCGCGCTGTCGTTGATCGAGGCGGGCCGGTTGACCTCGTGGCCGGAGGCTTCCCCTGCCAGGACCTCAGTACCGCCGGTAAGCGCGGCGGCATCCACGCCAACCGATCCGCCCTCTTCTTTGACATCCTCCGCATTGCTAACGACGTGGGAGCGCGCTACCTCTTCTTGGAAAACGTTGCAGGTATCTATGTTCGACCGAACCTTGACGTTGTTCTCGGAGCATTGGCCGAAAGCGGGTGGGATGCGGAATGGTTCAGTCTTCGTGCGTCGGACGTGGGTGCCTCCCATCAGCGCGAGCGATGGTTCTGCCTTGCGCGACGGTCCGGACTCGACCTGGCCGACCCCGGACGCAGGCCAGTGGGGATCGACGACGGGAACGGATGGGGAACGGAAACCACTGCTGGGACAGGTAGCGCAGCGGTGGCCGACGGCGCGTGCGGAGGACGCGGAGAGCAGCGGAGCGCGTCGGACGAGGGGCGTGGCGGACACGCTGACCGCAGTAACGGCGATGTGGCCGACGCCGGACGCCCTGAGCGGCGACGGGCCGAGGAGTCGCTCGGAAGCGGAGCTGGATGCGCTGCGTCGGGGCGAGCAGGTGGGCAAGCATCACCGGCAACTGAATCTCTCGGACAGCGCGATGCTCTGGCAGACCCCGGCAACCGACAGCTTCCGCAGCCGGGGCGGGGACCGAGTGGACGAGATGGGGCTGGATCAGCAGACGCGGACGATGTGGGCGACGCCGATAGCGAACGACGCCGCGTCGGGTCGCACATCCCTGAACAGCGCCGGTATGAAACTCGGCCCTCAGGCAAACAACTGGGATCGGTGCCCTTCCCACCCGGCCCCGCCGACCGCGACGCCTGGGCCGCCATCCTCGCCGAACGGCCCGACTTCGCGCCCGCGCTTATCGCCCCGCTTCGTGGAGTGGCTCCAAGGTTTTCCGCAGAACTGGACCTTGCCATGCGCCACCGTACCGACCGCCTCCGCGCCCTCGGCAACGCCGTCGTTCCCCTCCAAGCAGCAACCGCCTTCCGCGAGCTCTGGCGGCGATTGGAGGGAGACGGAGTGACGTAGGTACCCACCCCTGGACGGGCGATCAAGGTGAGCCGAAGTTGCTCTCCCCTCGTCTTGATCGTCTGTCCGGCGGAGGGGTGCCGCCTTTCCCCCATCCCGGCCGCTCGTCTCCCCACCTTCCCCGTCCCAGGGAGCGCGGGCGGGCGGGGTGGGGAGACAAATACAGGAGCGCCGATGCGGTCACGCCGTCTCTGTCATTGGGTGATTGAGGCGGCAGACGGTGCGCGGTGCTGTCAAGTGGAGGGCGTGTTCGATGTCGAACGCCCGGATGGCACCCGGATGACGGTGTGCGGCATCCATCGCCGCACCGTTGAGCGACTGGGATTGGGGAGCGTCGTCGGACGGTGGGGCCGGTCGAGAAAGGAGGTCTGGAAGAGTCTATAAACCGCCGCACTCGCGGCATATCGACCATCACGCATGAGCGATCGAAAGGATGAACCATCGTGCAGACCTACAGCGACGATATCTTGATCAGCAGCGACGCATACGAGGCGATCGACCCCGACACGTACGACGCCATGATCGTGGCGATCGCCGCCGACGAAAAGAAGGACTTCGACACCGGCGAACCGAAGCCGGCGGTGCAGGTGACGTTCGAGATCACCCAGCCCGGAGAGTACACCGGCAAGAAGATCACGCGCCGCTTCCTGACCCCCTCACTCCACCCGAAGGCGGTGCTGGGCGAGTGGTGGCTCGCCATCAACGGCTCGCTGCCCACGGGCGGCACGCATGGCATCCGCGCCGGCCTGATGAGCAAACCCTGCCGGATTCTCGTCGAGGACAAAACGAATCAATCGGGGCAGACCTTCTCGAACGTGACGAAGGTGCTGGGCGCGCGCCGCAAGAAGGCCGCGCCGGTAGCGGCGGTGGCGGATGAGGACGACGACGACGAATTCGGGTCCGCCTGAGCGAAGGAATGAATAGGGCCGTTGCGGGTGTCCTCCCCCGCCCGCGATGGCCGCTGAGCGAGCGTGTCTGTGGCAAGCCGACCTATGAACGATACCCAGCCATCCGAAACGGGGAGTGCGGCGCTGCGCTATGCGGCGCTCGGTCTACGCGTCTTCCCGGTGTGGGCGCCGAACGCGGACGGCGAATGCGAGTGCGGCGACGGCGCCTGCACCCAGATCGCCAAGCATCCGGTCGGCTCGCTCGTGCCACGCGGCGTGCTCGACGCCACGGCGGACACGGCCACGATCCGCCGGTGGTGGTCCGCCTATCCGGGCGCGAATATCGGCATCCGCACCGGCTCGGTCTCCGGCCTGGCCCTGATCGACGTGGACCCGGACAAGGGTGGCGAGGAGTCGATCCACCGCCTCGAGGCGGAGCACGGCGCGCTCGCCGAGACGTGGCGCGTCCTCACCGGCGGTGGCGGCTGGCATGCCTATCTCCGTCACCCCGGCGGTTATATCGGCAACAGCGCCGGCAAGATTGCGCCGGGCGTGGACGTACGCGGCGAGGGCGGCTACGCCGTCGCGCCGCCCTCGCGCCATCATTCGGGGCGGCGCTACGCATGGGAGATCGGATATGGCCCGGACGAGTGCGAGCTGGCGGACGTACCCACCTGGCTGCCGCGCACGGACGGAGCCAAAGAGCCATTACCGTTCTCGCGGCTCGACACCGGCGCCATCCTCGACGGCGTGCCGGAGGGCCAGCGCAACGATCAGGTCTTCCGGCTCGCCGCCAAACTGCGCGGCGCGGACGTGCCCTATGAGATGGCGGCGCGACTGATCCGGGAGGCGGCAGCGAACGCGAAGCCGCCGCTCGATGAATCGGAAGCCGTCGCCGCCCTGAACAGCGCCTATCGGCGGTATGCACCAACACGGGAAGCGACAGCGTTCCTCGAAGACGACGATGCGCCGGCGGCGGAGCCGACCGCTGCCCGAACGATCTGGACGGCGCGCGAGCTGCGCGCCCTCGACCTGCCGCCGATCGAATGGGTGCTAGCAGACACGATCCCGCGCGGCCGCTACGTCGTCCTGTCGGGAGAATCTGGCCTCGGCAAGTCCTGGTGGGTGCTAGCGCTGGTGCTCCATGCCGCCCGTGGGATGCCGTTCCTTGGCCGTGAGACGGCGCCTATCCGCGCCCTCTACATCGACGAGGAGAACGGCATCCAAGAGGCGCAGCGGCGGCTACGGGCGCTCTGCGAGGGCATGGGCATCGATGCCGATGAAGACATCCCGGTCGACTTCGTAATCGACGCGGAGATACGGCTCGCGCGGCCACAGGATGCCGCCTGGCTAACGCGCGTGATCGAAGAGCGGGGCATCAACCTGATCGTCACCGACAGCCTGATCCGCTTCTTTGACGGCGATGAGAACAGTTCGCGGGACGTTGCCGCCTTCCACAAGATGCTACGTACGATCCGTCTTAAGACGGGCGTCACCTGGATTATGCTCCAGCATCTCAACAAAGCACCACGCGAAGGGACGGTAACGCCGGGCAATCGTTTGCGCGGCAGCGGCGAGTTCAAGGCGAATGCCGACAACCATGTGCAACTGATAGGCAACAGCACCGATCCGCTCGTGCGTGTCCATGTCGAGAAGATACGCGGCGGCATGAGGGCACCCGATGTAATCTACAAGTTGGAGGGAGATGCGAACAAAGGCGAGCCGGTGGTGATGACGGTGATCGGCTCAACAGCGGCAGCCTATGGAGCGGAGACAGCAGCGTTAATGCACGCCTGCGAACTGCTCGACGAGCGCGGCGTGATGACCTACGGGGAGTTGCGGGACGCGGTGATGGCGGAGTACCAACTGCCGCGCACAACGGCCGAGCGCGGCATCACCGCCGGTCGGAAGAGCGGCGCGATCAAGGTCGATCGGAAGGACGGAAAGTACACATTTCTACGGCTAGGGGAGATGGATGATGCCTGACGTACTTCACGTACTTCAAGCACGTACTTCAAGAATATGTGTTACGCAATAGTCCAACCATCGACCTCAAATAACGTACTTCACTTACAAGCTTGTGAAGTACGTGAAGTACGTTGCGGCGGACGAATCGCCGCGACGACCCACCTCACGACGTACTTCAACCACCAACCTAGCGGCAATGCTTCAGTTCGCACGCGCCCACGCCCCCCTGCGCCCCTTACGGGGCGCGGGGGCGAGGCGCGAGCGAACTTCGATAAGCGCATAGGAAAGGGGAGTGTATGACAAGCGAGTATCGCGTACATCCAATGGCGGCATTGTTTCCGATGGTGCCTGACGAAGAGCTGCACGACCTGGCGGACGACATCAAGGCGAACGGCTTGATCCACCCAATCGTGATCGACACGGACGGCCAGTTGATCGACGGGCGCAACCGTCTCCGTGCCTGCGAACTGGCCGGCGTCGAGCCGGCGTTCGAGCAGTTGGGCGATCACGATCCGGTCGCCTACATCCTCTCGTCCAACGTCAACCGGCGGCACATGAGCAAGGGGCAACTGGCGATGGTGGTGGCGCAGGTGGTGTTAAAAAATAACACCTCTCAGGCAGAAGCCGCGAAGACAGCGGGTATGAATCGCTCCCGTGTGGTTCATGCATCCACCGTCCTCACCTATGCCCCTGACCTCACCGATGCAGTGATGGCCGGCAGTCTGCCGCTCAGCGACGCCTACGCCGAAGCCCGCACCCGCAAGATCGCCGCCGAGTCAACCGACGCGCGGATGGCGCGCCTTCGCGCCGAGGCGCCCGACCTCGCCGATCAAGTGGTCGAGGAGCGACTGACGCTTGTCGGTGCGTTGGCCGAACTCGGCGAACGGACGCGCAGGCGGAACGAAGACATCACCATCATCAGCGATCGGCTTAGTCGCTCGGTGAAGGTGGCGCTCGATCTGCTCGCCGATGCGCCGCGACGGGAGCGGGCGATCGCCCTGTTCTCGGATGACCGTAGTTTCCTGGATGAGCCGCTCACGGCAGCGTTGTTGAACGAAGCGGCGGAGAACCTGGGTAGTCTCGCGAAGGAGTGGACCCGATGAACGAGTGGAATAGCACCGCGGAAACGGCGTATCGCGCGGAGATCGCCCGCTTAGAGGCGGCCGGCAACGTTGCCGATGAAGCGTCGGCGATGCGAGCCGCGCGCGACGCGGTGATGAAGGAGATACGCGCGTCGACATACGCACAAACGACGCTCGAAGAAGCGGCGGCAGAGACGGCGATGCGGCATGCCCATGCGCGCGTAGTTGCGGATGGCAAGCGCCAGATGGAGAAGCTTGCCAGCGGGCAAGCGGCGTTCGAAGAGTTGGGCATCCTCGACGCCGTTGTGCCGATCGGCGAGGGGATGGTTTCGAGCGTGGGCCAGGTTGACGATCCTCGGCTCGACATGATGGATGAGGTGCGAAAGCAAAACCTCTTCAAGTCCCAGCGCCGGTATCAGGAGTGGTCGGACGGGTTCCGCCGGCCGGTGAAGTCCGCGTTTCGAACCATGCCGTCCGAAAGCACCATCCGCGATGCCGTCGATCAGGGAAAGCTTTCGTGATGACCACCTACACCTCCACCCGCCCCACCCGTGGCGCCGGTGACTACCTCGTCAGCGGCATCATTCCGCCAACAGGGGCCAAGGAACGCGCCGTCGCGCTCGCCGATCTCGCCGAGCGCATCGACAAAGCCGAGGCGATCGGCCGCGAAGCGGAAGCCGCCGGCGACACAGCCAAGTTGCGTCGTGCCGTCGAACGCTGGCACCTCCGCGCCGAACAGTACGGCTACCTCTCCGAGCGGCCAGCCGACGCCCTCTGTCCGACCTGTACTTGGGGCGATGAGGGATGGACGCCGGACCTGCTGACGCTTGATCGCCCCGTCTGGTCATGCACGGATCATCGCGAGCCGATGATCGCCGTCCGCGTTGCCGATTTGATGGTCGAGTTCGACAACGACATGAACAGGCCGTGCTGGGTCGCTGAGGATGAAGCATGAGCAACGTAAAACTCACCCCGCGCGGCTATGAGGTAGACGGGATCGTCTACCCGCGCGTCAGCACCATCCTCAACGTCATCGCCGCCCCTGGCCTGGAGGCATGGCGGCACAAGGTTGGCCTGGAGGAATCGCGGCGCATCGGCCGGGAAGCGACCGGCTTAGGTACACGGGTGCATGGGGTGTGCGAGGAGATCAACCGGGACGCGGCCGGCGGCCCCGTTGCCCTCGATATCGCGCCATTCATTCACGCCTACAGCGCTTGGTTCGAGAAGAACGTCGCCGAGGTCGTCGCCGTCGAGCAGTTCGTCTGGTCGGTCAAGCACGGTTACGCCGGTACGCTCGACTTAATCGCCGACCTCAAAGACGGCCGGCGGGCGTTGGTGGACCTCAAGACGAGCAACAGCGTGGGCGAATCGTATCGGCTCCAAACCGCCGCCTATCAACTCGCCGCGCTGGAGGCGCACGCCATCGGCTGTGACGTGCGGCTGATCGTGCAGATGCCGAGCCGTCGGCCGGGTGAACTTTATGTCACCGAGTTCGATGACGACGCCGGCGACCAGCGGGCGTGGCGCGCGGCGCTGGCTTTGTACAAGTGGCAACGCCGCCACGTCGATATGTGGAAGCGGCAGGGGGTGAAGCAATGACCGCCGCCACCCACCCCCGCACCGTGCTGGCGACCCGCCCCGGCGCCCGTCCGATCGGCGACCGCACGCTCACCCGCTGCGCCGTTTGCGTGGCTCAGCCGTACGCGATCTGGGAATCGATGGCGGGCGTCACGTTCTACGCCAGCGAGGCCGCGGCGCGACAGGCGTGGGGGAGGGGGAGGGGATGAGTGCGATCTGCGGAGGCGGCTTTCCCATGCCCGAAGACATCTCGTTGTGTGCCTGCGGGTGCGGTGGTCGCGTGCCGATCCGTGCTCGGCGGCAGCCTCGATTCATCCACGGCCACAATGGACGTGGCACACATCCTGTCATCACGCCGATCCCGCCAAGCGATCGCTTCTGGCCGAAGGTGCGGATAACTGAGTCTTGTTGGGAGTGGTCCGGCGGCAAGTACGGGACCGGCTACGGCGGGTTTTACGCGGGGGCGGGAGTTGGTTCTACGACGGCTCATCGGTTTGCGTGGACCCTCTTGCGCGGACCAATCCCCGAAGGCATGGAACTCGACCATCTCTGCCGAAATCGGATGTGTTGCAACCCGGATCATCTCGAACCTGTGCCCCATCGAGTGAATGTGTGGCGTGGCGTGGCGCCGATGGTGCTGCTTGCGCGCAGAGGAGTGTGCAAACGTGGCCACCCAGCGACAGCAGAGAACGCCTACAGGCGAAAGGGGACAAACAGGGTCGTCTACTGTCGGCCCTGTCGACGCGAGGAGCGTGCTCGATTGCGCGCTGAGCGAGCGAGCGTTCCAGGTGGCGGTGATTGAGTTCGCTCGTCTTCACTCGTGGTTGGTTTATTCCATCCCCGATTCACGGCGCGCGACGGCGGCTGGCTTCCCCGATATTTTCGCCGTGCGCGACGGCCGCGCCCTGGCCTGGGAGCTGAAGACGATGCGCGGCCGGCTGCGGCCCGACCAGCGCGCCTGGCTGGATGCGCTTGGCGCGGTGCCGGGGATCGATGCGGCGGTGCGGCGGCCGGGCGATTGGGACGCGATTGAGGCGGCGCTGAAGGGGGAGCGGCGATGACGATCAAGGTCGGCCATGTGCTCGACGTGCTGGCGGGGATGGATGCGGGCAGCAGGCAGAGGGGGTAGAGACATGATCGCTATGATCGAGAAGCAAGCGGTACAGATTCGGCTTGAAGACTGGCTTTCGAGGGACATCATGGACGCAATGGTGGGCCTACCAGATTTGGTGGTGGTACCGCTCGATCACCGGCAGGCGGCATCGCTCGTCGTTACTTACCACTACCTTCACCGCAGACCACCCATGCAGTATGCGTTCGGTCTTGTTGGTGCCGAGGGCGTGGTCGGCGTCTTGACGCTCGGAATCCCTGCTAGCCGCCATTTGCAGATCGGTATGTGTCCGACGAATCCGGACATCGTGATCGAGCTTAATCGGCTTTGGGTGCATGATTCGATGCCTCGCAATAGTGAAACGTGGTTTATTGCTCACGCGCTCCGGCGCGTCCCGCCGCGCATTATTGTGAGTTACGCGGACACCTTGCGAGGACACGTTGGCTACGTCTACCGAGCGGCGAACTTTCACTATGCCGGATGGACGGACATGGAACGGAAGACGCCGCGGTATGACTACATCGTGCCTGGTAAACATACTCGCGAGGCGTTCCGAGGGGGCGCGGCGCAGTATGTCCGGCGTGTTCGACGTGCGCCAAAGGTGAAGTATTGGACGGTGACTGGAGATCGCCGTCAGCGGCGCGATCTCGCGCGGCTTTGTCGGTGGCCGTCGCTTGATTGGCATGCGATCCCGCCACCAGTGGAGGTGACGGGGTGATAGAGCTGGCTGAAGGGGGAGCGATGACACCGTATTTCGAGCGCGGGGGCGTGACGCTGTTCTGCGGCGATAGCCGCGCCGTGTTGGCCGGCATGGAGGCGGCGTCGGTGGATGCGTGTGTTACTGATCCGCCGTACGAGCTTTCATTCATGTCAAAAAAGTGGGACGGCACCGGCATCGCCTTCGATCCGTCGTTCTGGCGCGAGGTGCTACGCGTGCTCAAGCCGGGGGCGCATCTACTCGCCTTTGGTGGCGCACGCACGTATCACCGGATGGCCGTGGCGATTGAGGACGCGGGCTTCGAAATTCGAGATAGCATCGCGGCGTGGATGCACGCGCAAGGTTTTCCGAAATCGTTAGATGTGAGTAAGGCGATCGATCAGGCGGCGGGGGCAGAGCGGCCTATCGTGGGCAGTAAGGCGGGACAACCCGGCTATAGCTTGACGATGGGCAAGGGCGGGTTATATGGCGATGGTATTGGTGGCAACGGCGACGGAGAACGCGAGTGTGAAGTAACCGCCCCAGTCACCGACCTCGCCCGCCAATGGGAAGGCTGGGGGACTGCGTTAAAACCCAGCTGGGAGCCAGTCCTATGGGCTCAGAAACCTTTGAATGTGGTACCATTTGATGGTGTGCTTGTCCGGTATCTTCATCATGCTTTGGGGGGGCTGCTATGGCGGTTCGCTTCGTCTGCTCTGCCTGCACCGTGGAGTTTACCGTTAAGCCTAGCCGAGCGAAACGAGGCTACGTGCGGTTCTGTTCTCGCCGCTGCCGCGATGAATGCATTACGCGAAAAGTACGGAGAGACGGATACGTCCAGCTTACCGGAGGTGGTCTTAACGTCCTTGAGCATCGCTTCATCATGGAGCAACATCTTGGACGGCCTCTCGGATTCGACGATAATGTCCACCACATCAACGGCGTCAAACATGACAACCGGCTTGAGAACCTTGAACTCACTACTCGCGCCGCTCATATCGCCCAACACCATGCCCGTGTACAGGTGCCTTCACGCTGGCAAAGCGTCCCATGTTCGGAGTGCGGAGAACAGTTCGAGCGGCGAGTGGGTGAACTGGCTAGGCACCCTGAGGCATTCTGTTCTCGACGATGCTATCGGACCCATCGCGCGCGTGGTGGCGTCGGTACTTGCAAACATTGTGGCGGAGTGTTTCGGCGCCCCGGCGGGGGCATCTTCTGCTCTCGCCGATGCTACGCCGACTACCGGACAGAACACGCACGATCAACGATCTAACTGGGAGCCAATCATTTTAGCCCGCGCGCCCCTCGACGGCACCATCGCCGCGAACGTCGCCAAGTGGGGGACGGGGGGGATCAATATTGATAAATGTCGGATTGAGGTGAAAGGACTACGCCAGTTGCAAGAAGGCACAGGGAAAACGGGCGCGATTTACGGATCGGGATCAGGAGGCAGACGCGCGATTGGCGTTACCGAGCTTGGCCGCTGGCCCGCCAACACCGTCTTTACCTGTTGCGGCGACGAACCCCACGCGGAGGGATGTCCAACGGGAGAGTTGGATCGGCAGTCGGGGGTGAGCACGACTCCGCAAACAGTGGGGCGGGGCGCGGGTGGCCGTAATGGACGATACAGGCCACTAGGCGCACAAGGCACACTACCCTCGTATGGCGACACTGGTACTGCATCTAGATTTTTCTTCATCGCCAAGCCGTCGCGCGCCGAACGCGACTACGGCCTCGACGCCCTCCCCGCCAAGAGCGGCGGCGAGGCGACCGACCGCACGGACGGCAGCGCCGGCCTCAACTCGCCGCGCGCTGGCTCCGGGCGGACGGGTGGCGCACGCAACCATCACCCAACCGTCAAGCCACAGGAGCTACTTCGTTATTTGATCACCATGATCACCCAACCGGGCGGCACGGTGATCGACCCCTTCGCCGGCAGCGGCACGACGCTGATCGCTGCCCGCGCGCTCGGCTTCCGTTCGATTGGCATCGAACAAGAGGAAGAGTATTGCCGGCTGGCCGAGGGCAGGTTGAGCCAGCAGGTGATGGCGCTGTGACCCATTTACGCCCCACCGGCACGCGCGATTTACAGCGGATGGGCGATCAAGGGAGGGGGCGTGATGACTGACGACGAGCGGCAGCAGGTGGCGGCGATTCGGGAGCGGCTGGGCCATATGCGCGACCTCGTGCCGGTCGGTCGCGGCAACAACGACGCGACGGTGCGGGACCAACTTGGGCGCATTGCGATCCAGTGCTTCGGCCATGAAGGGCGTACGGAGGTGGTCGGCAATATCGTCGAGGATACCGACGCGCTGCTCGCCATCATCGACCGCCAGCAGGCCGAGCTCGCGGCGCTGCAGGAGGACCGCGACGCCCTGCTCGCGCTGGTACGTCGGCTGGCGGCAGTGGAATCGACCGCTATTCGGGAGGGGCGCGTCTGGTGCGACTCGTGCGGCGCGTACAGCGCCTATCACGAGCGATCATTCGATCACGACAAGCACTGCCTTTGGGTTGACGCCCACGCGCTGCTGGCGGAGCGAAAAGGGATCGATAGCGAGAGGAGCCAGCCATGATCACCCCAAACCCCGCGCCTCATGTGTGCCGCTTCGCTGCTGAGGGCCTTGCCGTCAGGACGAGCTGGGCGAAAAGCGAGGGTATCGGTCTTGTCCACGGAGTCCTTTTTATCCGGGAGTGTGTCGTGTGCGGCGAGGACGCGTGGCAGCGCTATGTACTCGAAACCGGGCAGTGGATGAATGCGTCGTCGGAAGAAGCTGATCGTCACGTGGGGGGCGTCGCGGTCGGCGGCGACGCACTGCTCGCGCTGGTGAAGCGGCTGGCGGCGTTCCGGGATGATAGCAGCATGGTAATCGCCGAGCGGTACGCCTATGAGGACTTTATGGGGTTTCGCAACGATGCCCGCGCGCTGCTGGCGGGGCGGGCGGAGATTAGCGGCGAGAGGAGCCAGCCATGACCACGCCCGACCCGGCGCGGCGCGTGTGCCTGTATGTGGTGAGGAGGTCAACCGTGTCTGTTGATTCGGTCCGCGATCATGTCCCGTTCTACTACCACGATCCCTATCCTGCGCCGCGTATCGGCACACCGGAGGACGCGATCAAAGCGGGTCTGAAGTCGCGGCGCTCGCTCTCACAGGTGAAGCTGTCGAGCAGACCACGCGGTAAGGGACGCTCCTGGCTCGGCATCCCCGACCGCACCTGCTGGCAAATGGACATCTGGTGGCAGGCGGCGCGACTGCCACGGAACGAGCGCATCGCCGTGGCGCTGCATTATTACGGTGGCTACAACAACGCCGAGATTGCGGCGCGGATGCGTATCTGCCCCGCGCTCAGTTGTGAATGGCGCACGGATATGAGTGGCCGGACGTACTGCACCGCGCACGAGGGGTCCGTCGCCGCCTGGAAGCGATGGGGCGTGGCGCGCATTGCCGCCCACCTCTACCCGGCCTACTACCGCAACCGCAAAGCACGGATGGCGATCTAGCCCTTGACAGAGGGGCCGGTTTCCGCCTACTTTGGATTAGCATCTGCATAGTGTCACTCCGTCCTCTCGCCGCCCTCCCGTGGGCGGCTTCTTTGCGTCCCCCACCGTCCAGGAGGCTCGCCCGTGGAACAGCACGCCCCTGCGCCCTCTGCTCCGCCAACCGCCTGCCAGATGCTCGCCGAAGCCTACGCCGGCATCCTGAAGGCGCTGCCGTCGGCGTCGCCGGCGGTCTACGCGCCGGGGGTTGCGGCGAACCTCAAGCTGGTGCGGGTGATGCTGGCGGAGGCCGATCCATGAATGTGCGTGATCGGATCGTTGAGCTTCGCCGTGTTTCTGCCCGCGATCTCGCGCCGTCGCCGAAGAACTGGCGCAAGCATCCGAAGCCTCAACGCGATGCGATGCGCGGCCTCCTCGCCGAGATCGGCTATGCCGGTGCGCTCCTCGCGCGGCAGACCGATGCTGGATTGATGTTGATCGACGGGCATTTGCGCGCCGAGTTGACGTCGGATCAAGAGGTGCCGGTCCTGATCCTTGATGTAGACGAGCGTGAGGCTGACTTGATTCTTGCGACCTACGATCCGATTGGGGCGATGGCGACGGCGAACGCGGCGGACCTTGATGCGCTCCTGCGTGATGTCGATCCGGGGAGTGAGGCGCTACAGGCTTTACTCGTCGACGTGGCTGAGCGTTCCGGGGTTGTTCCGCCGGCTGCGAATGGCTCGGATCTCGCATTGGAGTGGGCCGGGATGCCGGAGTTTGTAAATCCTCAACTCGCGGCGCGGCAGATTACCATCTCATTCCTTGACGCGGCGGCGGTGGATGCCTTTTCCGCGTGCATTGGGCAACAGATCACGGCGGAAACCAAAAGCCTCTGGTTTCCGCCGCGTGACCGGGGAGCACATACCGAGTTGGCCTATAGTGCATCCTGAGCACCCGATCTACATCGTCTCGAAAGGTCGCGCCGATACGCGCCTCACGAGCAAGGCGCTCGAACGGATGGGTGTCGAATACCGAATTGTGATCGAGGCGGCAGAGTATGACGCCTACGCCGCCGTGATCGCGCCGACAAAGATCCTCATCCTTGATCCGGCCTATCAACGCACATACGATCCGTGCGATGACCACGGCGACCGCAAGAGCATGGGGCCAGGGCCGGCGCGGAACTTCGTTTGGGATCACGCCGTCGCCGCCGGGGCTACCTGGCATTGGGTGATGGATGACAATATTCGGCGATTCTACCGTTGGCACCGTAACGCAAAGGTACAAATCCTTGATGGCGCCGGGTTCCGGTGTATGGAGGATTTCTGCGCCCGCTATGAGAATGTGACGATGGGGGGGGCCGTGCTATGAACGCTTCGCCCCCATTCACCGTGCCGATCCCGCGCCCTTCACCCTCAACACTCGAATCTACTCCTGTAACCTGATTCGCAACGACGTTCCGTTCCGCTGGCGCGGCCGGTACAACGAGGACACCGATCTTTCCCTACGGATGCTCAAGGCCGGTTGGTGCACGATTGAGTTCAACGCGTTCCTTCAAGACAAGACGACGACGCAAGCGTTCCGTGGCGGCAACACCGACGCCTTTTACACTCATGAGGGCACGCTAGCGAAGTCACAGATGCAGGTGGCGTTGCACCCCGATGTTTCGCGCCTCGTCTGGAGGTTCGGCCGCTGGCATCATCATGTCGATTATCGCCGTTTCCGCAAGAACATGCTGCGGAGACGTGCCGGTCTTGCGATCTCGCCCGGCGCGGATGAGTACGGTATGACGTTAAGGCACGTGGGTGCCGCGCGATGAACGGCGGTGAATGATGGCAGGTCGGCCAACTGTTCGCACGCCTGAGAAGCGCGCGAAGCTTGTACAGGCGCTGGCGCTCGGCTCGACGCGCCGTCTCGCGTGTCTGTACGGCGGTTTGAGTGAGGACGCTTTCGCCGTCTGGATGAAAGCGGACACGGATTTCGCGGACGCCATAAAAGAAGCCGAGGGCCGCGCCGCGATCGGCTGGCTCGCCAAGATTGAGCAGGCCGCTACTAATGGCGAATGGACCGCGGCGGCCTGGAAACTCGAACGGCGCTACCCGCATGAGTACGGAAAGCGTGTAACGGAAATGCTCGGCAAGGACGGCGGTGATATCACCGTCCGCGTGATCTATGACAACGACGTTATCAATCCGTTTGCTTCAGCCTCACGAGTCCCAGACGCGAGTGATCCGAGAAGCGGCACGCTATAACGTCGTCTGCTGTGGCCGGCGGTTCGGCAAAACCTTGCTCGGTATCGAACGCATTGTGCACCCCGCGCTTGCTGGTAAGCCGGTCGCGTGGTTCAGCCCTTCCTATCCGATGCTGACGGAAGTATGGCGCGATCTCCGCGCTATCCTCTTGCCGGTGACGGCGCGCGTCGATACTCAGCAGCACCGCGTGGAACTGGTGACGGGGGGCGTCGTCGATATGTGGTCGCTTGATTCGGTGAATGCGCCGCGCGGCCGCAAGTACGCGCGGGTGGTCATTGACGAGGCGGCGATGGTTCGTCAGCTTGAGGAAGCGTGGCAGGCGGTGATCCGACCGACGCTCGCGGATTACCGCGGCGATGCCTGGTTCTTGAGCACGCCGAAGGGGCGTAACTACTTCTGGCATCTCTATCAGCGCGGTCAGGATGAAGCGCAACCCGATTGGGCGTCATGGCAGATGCCGACGTACGCGAACCCCTTCATTGCCGTGGATGAGATCGACGCGATGCGGCGGGAGATGCCCGAACGGACCTTCACCCAAGAGGTGATGGCGCAGTTTCTGGAGGACGGCAATGGCGTCTTCCGCCGGGTGATGGCGGCGGCGACGGCCGATCCGAACCCGCCGAAGCTGCCGCGCACCTACGTCGCCGGTCTGGATTGGGGCAAGAGTTACGACTTTACCGTTATGGTGGTCAAGGACGTGGTGAGCGGCGCGTACGTCGATATGGACCGCTTCAACCAGATCGATTGGAAAATTCAGCGCGATCGGGTTAAGGCGATGGTTGCCAAGTGGGGGATCACCACGGTCGTCGCCGAGCGCAATAGCATCGGCGACCCCAACATCGAGGAGTTGCAGCGTGAGGGGGTGCCGGTCTATGGCTTCACCACCTCGAACGCAACGAAGGGGACGGCGATCGAGACGCTGGCGCTCAACATCGAAACCGGGCGAACTACCTTTCCTGCGACCTGGACCGATCTGATCGCTGAGTTGCAGGCGTTCGAGATGGATCGTCTGCCGAGTGGCCTTGTCCGCTATGGGGCGCCGCCGGGGATGCATGACGACTGCGTGATCGCGGCGGCGCTGGCAGACACGGCGGCAAGTGGCGGCGGCCCCTCCCTTCAGTTTGATCGATGGGGGCGTGAACTGTGACCCTCCTCGACACGATTGGTTCGGCCATCGTCGGCCTGGTAGGACGCTCGGATACGGCGCGCCTCAGTCCGGTGGATATCGCCTACGCCTCGCGCACCGAACGGATCGCCAATGACCGCGACGCGGCCTACGAGTTGTACGAGGATTACTATCTCGGCCGCCAAGACGATCCGCGCCTGATCACCTTCGGCGACCGCAAGGCGAGCACGCGGGCCGAACGCATCTTTGGCGCGACGCACAACGTCTGTGCGCTTTGCATCGACGTGCTGATTGAGCGGATGGCCGTGGCGGGCTTTGCGACGGGGAATACCGCCATCGACACGATGCTCGCCCAAGCGTGGGCGCATAGCCGCATGGATGAGCACCAGAACACGGTCCACGGCCAGGCGTTCGTCAAGGGCGATAGCTACGTTCTCGTCGGCTTCGATGCCGCCGCGAACCTGCCCATGTACACCTATCACGATGCGCTCACCATGATGCCCGTTTACGACGGCTACCACCAGATGACAGCGGCGTACAAGACGTGGGCGGAGCCGCAGATCGACTCCAGTGGCATCGTGCGCTACCGACGGCGGCTGACCAAGTTTACGCCGGCGTTGATCGAGAAGTTCGCGCAAGAGCCGGACGAGACGGCGTGGAAGCTCTGGACCGATGACCGCGACAGCAACGGCAACCCCGATGGTGGCGTCATTGACTGGCGCACGGAGGACGGCCGCCCGCTCGGTATTCCGATCGTGCCTTTCCGCAACCGGCCGCGCGGCGCGGACTTTGGGCATAGCGAACTTTCCGACTTGATCCCCCTCCAGGACGAGTATGCGCGGCGGATCTGGTACACGTCCGAGACGATGAGTTATCAGGGCGCGGGCCAGGTCTACGTGAGCAATGTCGAGACGCCGCTAGACCCGGTGACGCGCCAGCCGAAGGCGTTGATCGTCTCGCCGGGCGCCGTCTGGCAGCTTAAGGCGATGATACCGACCAATCCCGTCGTCGTCGGGCAACTGACGGCGGGCAACGTGCTCGCTTGCCAGGACGCGGCCGACCGCGAGCTGAAGACGATTGCCGCCGTGATGCGCGTGCCGCTGCATCTGATCTGGCCGGAGGGCGGCTTGCCCAGTGGCGAGGCGCTCAAGACGGCCGAGTCGGGGTTGGTGGCGAAGGTCGACGACCGCGCCGTCACTTTCGGGAACGCCTGGGAGGATGTCTGCCGGCTGGCGATCCGGCTGAGCAATCGCTTCGGCACGGGCGCGCAGTACGACAAGGCGGCGGCGATTGAGACGCGCTGGCATCCGTTCGAGACCCGCTCGGCGCTGACCACGGAGCAAGAGCTGGCGCTTTCTGCGGACGATCTTTCGTGGCCGGAGCGGATGCGGCGGCGCGGCTTCACGGCCGATCAGATCACGGCGATGCGCGAGGAACTGGAAGCGGACGGCACGGCGGCGCCTGGTGACGCGGCGCTCGGCGCGGTCGACGCGGAAGGCGGACGGCTGCGCGGGCTGGCGGCGCTCTTGCCGGGGAACCAAAGCGGATGAGCGTCGCGGACGAAACGCGCGCCTTCCTCCTGGCGATTGATGCGCTCACCGACCCGATCATGCGCGTTGTGCTCGGCGACCTCGCCCGTGCGCTGCCGAGCTTAGCCGCTGACGCAAGTGCGGCCGCCATGCGGCTCGCCGCCCTTGCTCCCGGCGCGTTGGCGGCGTTCGTGGCGCGTGAGAGTCGGGTACTGGCGGCAGCGTTCGGCGGCGTGGTTGGCAATGCGGCGGCGATGGTGCTGCCACTCTTGATGCAGGCGCAGGGCGCGGCCGTGGGCGCGGGGCTGGATGCGGCGCACCGGCTCGTCATGTTGGCCGCGCCGCTCGGTGTTGCCTGGCAGCCGGTGGCGGTAGCGGACGTACGCGCGCAACTGGCGGCGGTGCAGGGCAAGACGTTGCCGGCGCTGGTGCGTGCGCTGGTGCGGGACACGGTGACGCGGACGCGCACGGCGCTAGCGGCGGCGTTGCGGAGCGATCAGCCGGCACTGAGCGCGGCGCGCGTCTTGGAGACAGCGAGCGAGCAGGCGGCGACGCGCTTGGAAACGATTGCGGCGACGGAGACGATGCGCGCCGGGCGGACGGCGATGACGGCGGCGTACGCGGCCAACCGGGATGCCGTGCCGCGCTTCGTGCGGCGGTCGCGGCGGGACGGACGAGTCTGCATTCTCTGCGTGTCGCTCGACGGCAAGGCGCAGGATTCGGATGCGGTGATGGCGTCGCATCCTCGGTGCCGATGTGTAGCGACGCCTCAGTTGCTCGCGGCAGGTGTAGACGGCGAAGCGTGGTTCAGCGAGCAGCCGGAGAACATCCAGCGGGCGGTGTTGGGGCCGGGGGCGCTGGCGAAGTACCGCGACGGAGCGCCGCTTGCCGCGTTCATGAAGATCGAAGAGACGAAGTGGGGGCCGGTCGTAACGCGGCGGCGGCTCAGTGAGGTGCGGTAAGTGAGTGGCGGCAGTTACGACTACATCGCTTACAAAGACCCCGATGACCTATTCGATCATGAACGGATGATCGAGCACATGGCTGATCGCCTTGCTGGGTTGGGATATGCCGAAGATGCCGCTCGTGAGACGCATGAGCTGTTGCTGTTGCTGCGGCAAGCTCGTATCCGCTTGAAGACGCGCCATGATCGCCTCTCTCCTGTTTGGCACGCCGTTGAATGGTGGGACTCTCAGGATAGCGGTGAGCGGGCCGTGATTGATGCACTCGCCGAGTATCGCGGGAAATGAGGTGCGATGATGCCGGATACCAATTCTGACGAGTTGGCCGAATCGGTCAACCGCGTCGCTGACGCCGCCAGTGCTCAGCTCACGCAAAGCGAGGCGCTGCTCGGCGCGGCGCGCTTTGGTCAGCAGGTGGCGAGTTACTACCAGGGGCTGCGCGTCGGCGGCGTGCCGGAGCGAGCCGCCGGCCGGATGGCAACCGAGTACGCCGGGGCGATACTCGCGCGCTGCCTGTGGCCGGAGGGCCACGGCTGCGGGGCGGGCTGATGACGCCCTTGACGCGCGCCGAAGTCGAAGCGATTGTCGGGCGGATCACTGTCCCCGACCTGAGCGTCGAAGTCATAGACATCAACGATCTCATGTTCCTCCGTGTTTGGCAGATGGCCCCGAACAACGACACGGGCAACGAAGTGCTGAAGATGGACGGGAACTTGGTCTTAGTCGAGTGGCAGCACTCGGCGAACGACGTGATCCGCATGGCGTTCAAGGCGTGCTTGAGCTACTTGGAGCACGAGTTTCGGGAGCGGTTCCGCTATGACGGCGTGGCGGTGCTGCACGCCCACCCCGACGTGGAGTGGATCGCCCAGCGGGGCGGTATCACGATGGCCCAGACGCGCTGACCTCACCATATCCACCGATCATCCTGTCGTACGGCCGCCCTTCCGGGGGCGGCCTTTTTGCGTAGGCGTACCGGCCGCAACGCCGGGTGAAGGATCAAACGATGGCAGACGAGACGGCGACTGTTGCGGAGACAACCACCCTGACGCAAGAGACGCAGACGAGCCAGCCCGCCGGCACGAGCGGGAATCAGGGCGCAGTCATCCAGATGACGCGCGAGGAATCCGATCGACGGGACGCGGACATTCGCCGCGCCACTGAGAAGCAAGTACGCGAGTCGGATGAGATCAAGCAACTGCGCGCTGCCGCCAAGCGGCTCGCCGAGATCGAGGAGTCGAGCAAGTCGGACCTCGATAAGCTCACCGACCGCGCCGCCAAAGCCGAAGCCGAACGCGACGCGGCCGTCACTTCGCTCCGCACCGCGCGCCTGCATATGGCGTTCTCGAACGCCGCTGCCGGCAAAGGACTGAGCGGCCAGCCGCTCACCGATGCGCTCGCGTTGGCGGACCTTTCGTCGGTGCCGTTCACCGAGGATGGCACGCCGGATGGCAAGGCAGTCGGCGTGGCGCTCGATGCCGTGCTCAAGGACCGGCCCTATCTGACGGCCACCAAATCCGGGGTACCGGACATCAACGGCGGCGGCACGACGGCCGTCGCCACCAAACAGCAAGTCGCAGAACAAGCGCGCCGGGATGCGAACGCATCCGGCCGGTATCGCGGGCTGCTCTAGTCCCGATCGTGGCGGCGTGCATAGGAAAGGAACTCAGACATGGCCGAGTTGGTCAAGAGCGGCGTCCCGTCGCTCGCCTCTCGCACGCCGGCCCAGACCGCGGTGATCAACGTACTCGCGGGTGTGGCTATCGCCGCCGGCGACGCCTGCTACATCCACACGGACGGCACGGCACTACTTTCGACCGGAGCCGCCGCTAACGCTGCCGCTAAGGTGCGCGGCTTTGCGCTCACGGCCGCCGCCAGCGGTGAGGCCGTCAGCCTCTACCACGATATCGCTATCCGCTACGGCGCCGGCCTAACGCCGGGCGCCAACCTGTTCGTCAGTGGCACGGTCCCCGGCGGACTGGCGGACGCCACCAGTGTGGGCGGCACCGCGGCCGTTGGCTTCGTCGAGAGCGCCACGGTAATCCGTGTGCTCCTGAGCACCTACTAAGAGAGGGGGATTGAGCTATGGCTTTCGGAACGTTCAGCGTCCTCGACACGCTCGCCGCCTCTCAGCAGACGGTCGCGCAGTTCGGCGAGGACAATGCATTCCAGGCAATCGACGCGGCGCTTGACGCCCACAACGCGATCATGCGCGAGCTGCTCACCATGTTCGCCGAGCCGACCACGGATAACCTCCGTCGGTATGGCGGCTCGGACGAGATGTCCATGCAGGAACTCGACGAGTACGGCGACCCGAACCCGCAGAAGATCGCGGCCGGGTCGAACGTCGGCTTCCCGCTCCGCAAGTACGGCCTCGCCCTTCAGTGGACCCGCACCGCCTTTCAGGTGATGACGGGCCAGGAGATGGCGGCCGCCGTCGATGCGGCGATCACCGCTGATGCCAAGGCGATCCAGCGCGAGCTGAAGCGGGCCATCTTCAAGGCGACGAACGCTACCTTCCTCGACCGGCTCGTCGCTAACGTGTCGCTCCCGGTGAAGGCGTTCGTCAACGCGGACTCGGCGGCGATCCCGCTGGGGCCGAACGGCGAGCCGTTCAACGCGGCCACCCACACGCACTACTTGGCTACGGCGGCGTTCGTGGCCGCCGACCTGACGGCGTTGATCGAGACGGTGGTCGAGCATCAGGGCGCGGGTGATGCGCAGGTGTTCATCAATCGCGCTCAGGAGGGGGCGGTGCGGGCCTTTACCGGCTTCGTCGCCTACCTCGACCAGCGCATCACGCCGGCGACAACCGGGGCCAGCGCGGGTGGCGCGCTCGACCTGATCAACTTCAACAACCGCGCCATCGGCATCTACAACGGCGCCGAGGTGTGGGTGAAGCCGTGGCCGGTCAGTGGCTACATTTTCGCCTTCGTGAACGGCGCGCCCAAGCCGCTCGCCTTCCGCACGCGCAACCCTGGCGGCGGCGACCTCTCCCTGATCTACGAGAACGAGACGCATCCGCTCCGGGCGCGGTCGTTCGAGCGGGAGATGGGGGTAGGGGTCTACAACCGCGTTAATGGAGCGGTCCTTTACGTTTCGGGTGCGGCCTATGTCTCGCCCACGATTGTCTAACCAGTGATGCGGCGGGGCAGCACTGCCCCGCCGCTCTTGTCAGAGGAGGCTCGAACGATGGCAGAGCAACAGCAGCAGCGCCCCCAGATGGCAGAGCAACAGCGCCCCCAGATGGCCGACCCGCGCAGCGTCGAGGCGCAACGGGCCACGGCCGAAGCCCGCGAGGAAGCGGAACGCAAGCAACTGGACGAGACCGAACCGGGCGGCAAGTACCTCGCCACGGACGGCAAGACGTTCGTGAACGCCGAAGGCGAGCCGCTCAACGGCTAGGGGGTAGGCAATGGCGAACCCCACGGCCACCGAGATCGTCGCCGTGCGCCGTGAGGCGCTAGGCACGGCGACCGACGACGGCACACTCGATGACGAGGACATCGCTTATCAGTGGGCGGCGGCAGGTGGTTCCCTCCTGCTCGCCGCCGCCCTCTGCTGCGAGCAGCTGGCCTCGCGTGGCGCGGCGGCCTTTCGTTGGTCCGCCGATGGGCAGTCGATCGATATGACCGGGATGCAGAAGCAGTACCAGGAGCGTGCCGACCGGCTGCGCTGGCGGGCATCGGCGACGAGTGGCACGTTGACGTGCGATCGCTTTGCGGTCGCAGAGGGCGAATACGCATGAGTCTGCCGACATCGATTCAGCGCACCCAGATGCAGGCCGCCGGCGCACTGATGCTCACGGACACCTGCACGATCATGCGTGACGTGATGGTTATCGAAGCCGATGGCAGCCGCTATCAAGGCGGCGAGCAGGCCGTCGCCAGCGACGTGCCGTGCATGGCGACGCTGACGGCGACGGCGCGTGACGGCACAGTCGCGGCGCGGTTGGCGAGTGTGGGTGCGTGGCTCTTCCGGCTGCCGCTGGTAACGGAAGTAAAGGCGGGGGACCGCGTGCTGTGGTCGGCGCGAAAGTTCACCGTCACCGGCGACCCGGAGTCGGGCGGCACGGGGGCGGTCGTGCTCCTGGTGAGTGCGAACGAAACGAGGTGACGTGGTGAAAGTCCACTCACAGAAGCAAGCACGCTACCTGGGCGCGATGATCGGTGGCAAGGCGAAGAATCCGAAAGGGTTGAGTGACGCCACGGCCAAGAACGCACTGCGCGGCGTCAAGGTTGGCAAACTGCCCAAGCGGGCGCGGAAGCAATAGGGAGGATGAGATGGCAAAGGCAGTGGTGGTTCAGATCGAGAAAGGCGTGACGGGGACCGTCGTCGTCGGGTCGCGCGCGGAGGCGGAGAAACTCTATCCCAAGGGAAAGATTCTCGGCTACGAGGCCGCCGGCGCGGAGTTCGAGCCGATCGAGTCGGAGCCGCCCGCGCACCGCGCCGAGGCGGACGCCGACGAGCCGAAGCGCGGCGTACGGAAGGTGGAGTAGATGAGCTTTGCGGTCGTCGTCAAGAAAAACGACCTCGGCCGCATTGCCGCCGGCATCGCGCCGCGCGCCCGCGCCGCCCGCAAGCGGTACGCGGAGAACGTCAAGCGCGATTGGGCGGCGGGCGTTCATGTCCGCACCGGCGCGCTCCGCAACTCGATTCAGGTCGGCGAGGATGGCGCTGATACGACGGGCGTCTTCTCTGGCCTGGACTATGCCGCCTACCACGAGCTAGGCACCCGCCGTGCCGCTGCGAATCCGGCGGCACGACGGGCGGCGGAAGCGAACAAGGCCGCTTACCTCGACGAGATGCAGGGGATCGCGGGGGGTTAGGTGGAAACGATCCGCGCCCGGCAATGGGTCTACGAACGTCTCACCCAGGATACTGGCGCGGGCGGCGTCTCGACGCTCACCGGCGGCAACATCTACCGGATGGGGCATGTCGCCGGCGACCCATCGCTCTACGTCGTCATTCAGGAAGTGACGGCGGAGGACCATAGCCCGCTCGGCCAGGTGATCATCTACGTCGATGTCACGGTTCAGATATCGGTGTGGGGTCGCAAGCTATCGCCGTTCACACTTGGTGCGGTGATGGATCGTATCCATGCCCGCCTCCATAGCGCTACCGGCACAACCACCGGCGCGACTATCGATGCGGTCACACGGGCGCAGATTCTGCCTGTGCCGGTCAGTGACGACGATCGGGCGTTGGGCTGGGATCGCGTGGATGTTGAGTACGATTTGGTCCTGAGAGAGACGGCATGACCCCCAGTAACCGCCTCCTCTGGATCGCCGTGCGCCGTGCCATCCTCTCGCTGATTCGCGCCACCACACGCACCACGGATGACCGCGCCTTCTGGCTGTCGTTGCGGCGGGAATTACTTGCGGTGAACGGCGTCATCGAGCAGCAGTTGCAGATCGGCAGGCACGAGCCGAAGGAGCCGAGTTTCCTGCCGCGCGAGCGGTAGGAGTGTCCCACATTTGACGGCCACTTCCCCCGCGTGGGGAACGCGCCATGCAGACGCCCCGGTGATGAGCCGGGGCTTTCGCATGTCGCGGAGGTTGTCATGCCGGAAAGTACAATCATCACCGAGGGGATTCAGCTCGGCGTTGAAACGACGTATGGAACGTCGGTCGCGGCTAACAAGAAGCTTCAGTCCATGAGCATCGACATCGGCCCCATGTGGGAGGGCCAACGCATCCGGCCGCAAGGCTACATCTGGCCGACGCTCTACCCGCCCATGCGGGAGTGGTCTGAGGGCAGCGTTGACGGTACCGGCGTCTTTGACGAGATCATCTATCCGCTCAACTCGATCCTCTCGGTCGGCGTGATCACGACGCCGACCGGCGCCACCGCGGCGCGCCGGCACACGTTCACGCCGTCCTCTACGTCGGTCAATGCCGTCAAGAGCTACACAATCGAGATCGGCGACGCGGCCACCCGCGCCTTCAAATCGACGGGCGCACAGTTCACCGGTTTCTCCCTCAACGTCGATAAGGAGGGCGGGGTCACGGTCGGCGGGAGCATCATCGCCCGTGCGATCATCGACGGAATCACGCTCACCGCCACGCCGACGCTCCTCCCCCTGATCCCGATGCTCGCCACGCAGACGAGCGTCTACCTCGACGACACCTGGGCGGGGCTGGGTACGACGAAGGCGACGCGCCTCTTCGCTGCCGGGTTCGAGATCGGCAACATGGTGTCGCCGGTCTGGGTGCTGGACGCGGCGCAGCCGTCCTTCGTGGCGCTGGCGCAGTCGGAGCCTTCGGGCAGTGTCACCATCGTCCAGGAGTACGACGCGGCCGGCGCCGGTCTGCTTACGCAAATGCGTGCCGGCTCGACCAAGTTCGTCCAGATCAGCATCGTCGGCGGCCTCATCGAAGGGGCGATCACGTACGACGCACTGTTCAAATTGGCCGTCAAGGTGAGCGGCCCGCCCACGCGCGGCGATCGCAACGGCGTGCGGACGTGGGAATGGCCGGCCGACATCGTTCACGATGCCACGGGCGGCTATGCGATCAACGCCGTGATCACCAACTCCACGATCGCGCTCTAACCGAGTGAGCGCACAAGGATCGCGCGCCCCGAAGGAGGGGGCCACCGATGCCGATTAGTCCGACTAGGATTCGCAGCCTCACGACCCGCATCGTGCTGGGGTTCGACGGCACCGATGAAAACTTGGTGATCTGGGTGCGCCCGGAGGAGTTGACGCCGAAGGTGCAGCGGGAGTTGCGCCGCGCTACTCGCGACATGAAGAAGGCCCAGGCGGTGGCGGCCGAGGCCGGCGAAGAGACGGACGACGATGTCGACATCAACATGATGTCGACATACCAGCTCCTGATACGCTTGATCGAGCATTGGGACCTCTACGAAGGCGATGTGCAGAATACGCTCCCCGTCACCGTCGAAACGCTGGAAGGGCTGGGCATCCGCATCCTCAACCGGATCGCCGAAGAGGTGCTGAGTACCCTCCAGGTGGACCCCAAGAAGTCGCCGACCTCCGCGCGTGGCTACAACGTGATCGAGGGGTCCGCGACGGCGGCCAAGCCGCAAGCCCTCCCGACTGGTACTTCATTCTCCAACTAGCGGAACGCTTCCACGCGCTGCCCTGGGTCGTTGACGACGGGCCGTCCTACTGGATTGACCGCATGGTCGTGGCGATCAATGAGGAAGCCGAGGCCGAGCCGATCATTCGGGCGCAGCTTGAGAAGCAAGCGGCGAAGGAGCGCAAAGCGGCGAAGATGGCGGGAAGGTGGGCGGAGTACGACGCGCGCAAGGCGGCGCCGGGGGTGGTCGATGCGGACGTTTCTGCCCCTCCGCGCGGCAACGCGGAGAAGGCGGTAGACTAGCCCTCACTACGCGAAGGGGGTCAGTCATGACGGCAGCGACGCCATTCTGTACGGCGTGTGGGGTTCCTCAGATGGCGGGCGTGCCGTTCTGTTCTGCATGTGGGCATGAACACGGCACCTCGCCTCCGGCGCCGGTCGTGAACCGGCGCGCGGCGCTTCAGGGGGCGATCAATCGCTATACGGGCAAGGGTTGGCGGGTCGTCTCAGAGACGGATGATACGGCCCAACTGATCAAGCCGAAGCGGTTTTCGATCATGTGGTTCCTACTCTGGCTCCTCCTTGCCGTCCTTCCCGGCGTGTTGTATCTCGTCTACCACTTCGGTGTGAAGCGGGACACGCAAATGTATCTTCGCGTCGATGAACGCGGCCAAGTACACGAACAGAAGTAGCCAGACCCATCAATATGCCAGCGAGTAAGGCCGGTCCGTAATGGACCGGCCCTTTCCTATGCCTGGAAAGGAGAGCAGTAGCTATGGCGATCACTGCTGCTCACCTTCAGGTGTTGGTCGAGGCGAAGGGCGCAAAGGATACATCACGGGAACTTGATGATCTGTCAGGCAAGATCAGCGGCGCTGCGTCTAAGTTTGGCGTGCTTGCCGCGGCGGGGGCCGCTACGGGCGGCTTGGCATTGGCGGGCGGGCTTGGCGCAAGCATCAAAGTTGCCGCCGACTTCGAGGGTGCACTTGGAGCCGTATCAGCAGCGACCGGCGCAACGACGCAGGACATGGTACTGCTTCGTACTGAGGCGCTAGCAGTCGGACGCGACACCAGTAAGTCAGCGTCGGAGGCGGTTTCAGCTTTCGGAGATTTGGCGCGCGCTGGTGTGTCAGTAACGGACATTGTCGGCGGCGTCGGCCGCACGACGGTACAGCTTGCCGAGGCGACCGGAACCAGCGTTGGCTCGATGGCGACCCTGCTCTCCGATTCGCTCAACGTCTTCAAGCTCGGCGCGAGTGATGCCACGGCGGTTGCCGATACGCTTGTTCGCGCCGCCGGCGCATCTTCCATCAGTGTCGAAGACCTCGCGATGAGCATGAGTGCCGGCGGGCTGGTGGCGCAGTCGGCGGGCCTGGATATTAATGAGTTCGCTACCGCGATTGGCATCATGGGCAACCAGGGTCTCAAGTCGTCGGATGCCGGAACGTCTTTCAAAGCGATGATCGCCGGCCTTACCCCGACGAGCAAAGAAGCCACGGCCACGATGCGCGAACTCGGCATCCAGGTGTTTGACGCGCAAGGAAACTTCCGCTCTTTCCCGGAGATACTTGCCAGCCTCCAGCAAGGATTCGCGGGATTGACCGAAGAGCAGCGGGCAAATGCCGCCGAAACGCTGTTCGGTAGCGATGGTGTGCGCGCCTTCAATGCCCTTCTTTCGGCGCAGAATACCGTCACTGCTGACGGTAAAAACGGGTGGGAACAATATACATCAGCGATGGAGGCTGTGCCCGACGCAGCTGAGCAAAGTTCCCGAAGAATGGACGGGCTGAACGGTGCAATGGAGCAGCTGAAAGGCTCTCTTGAGACGGTTGCTATCGGCGTCGGTACGGTGTTTCTGCCCGTGCTCGCCGATCTTGTCACGGGCGCGACTGATCTTCTCAATGCCTTCGGCCCCGATCTGATCGCGGGAATATCTGGCTTCTCTGACGCGCTTGGGACCGCGCTCGCAAGCGGTGACTTTCAGCCCTTCCTCGACAAGATCGAGGAATTCGGCGGCACCATCATGACAAAGGTAGAAGAGTGGGGCGCGGCGCTGGTCGATTGGATCGAGCCGCGCATCGGTCCGATGACCGAGAAGGCGATTGCGTTTCTCGGCGCCTTCACGGAATGGGCGGTCGGGACGGCGCTGCCCGCGATCATTGAAACACTGGCGACGTGGGAAGGTGCGCTGGTCGACTGGATTCTGCCGCAAGTGCCGGGCCTGCTGGAAAATCTGCGCGCGCTCCAAAGCGAGATGCTTGGTTACATGCTGAATACGGCACTCCCAGCGATTACGGCCCAGCTTGCCGAGTGGGGCGTGGCGTTGATCGAATGGATTGAGCCGCGCACCCCGACGATCATCGCCGCGCTAAACGCACTTATGTCCTCGATGGGCCAGTGGATGCTCACGGAGGCGTTGCCCATGATCGTTGCCAAGCTCGCCGAATGGGGTTTGGCATTCGTGGAATGGGTGGGGAAAGAGGTAGTGCCAAAGCTACCGGGGGCGCTTCGAGGTATCCAAGACAGCATCGAACGGTGGCTCACCGGCACGGCGATCCCGTGGGCGAAGACTGCACTTGTTGATCTGGGTCGCGACCTCATCCAAGGCTTCATCAACGGCATGAGCGGCAAGCTCGGTGACGTGATCAGCAAAGCGGGTGAACTCGCCCAAGCCGCGGTCGACAAGATCAAGACGTTCGGTCGGTCGCCGTGGCCTGACACCATCGCCTCCGGCAAGGACTACGGTACCGGCTTCGCCGCGGGCATCGGCAGCATGAGCGGCGCGGTCAACAGTGCCGCTGGCCAGCTCGCCGGGGGTGCGATCGGCATCCTTAACGCCGGCAGCGGCGCGGTCACCGGACTTTCCTCAGCGAAGCCGTGGACGCTCGCGCGGACGGAGACGCGCAAGGGACCGGGCGATAGGGACGTCAAGACGGTGGCGACCACCGAGTACAACACGCGCGGCGTCACCGGACTGACCAGGTCCATGCTTCAGGACGACGAGCACGGTCAGATCGGCCCTTTCTACGGCGGTCCCTCCTGGATGATGGCGAACATGGGTGCCAATAACCGCTCGCCGGCGCAGATTGGCGAACTCTTCGAAAATTTGAGTAAGGAAAGCCTTCAGTCTCTCAACGACACCGAGCAAATGATCGGGACGCTCACCAACCAACGCTCCGCCGTGCAAGCCCGCGACGTGATCGCGCGACTTGATCCCGACCAGGCTGATTATCTCATACGCAACATCAGGAGCATGGACGCGGCGAATATCCACATCGCCAACTCTGGCGCACGCGCCGATGAGCTGCTGGCGATACTCAGTGATGCCAACCGGCTCGACCCCGGTCGCCGCACCACGATCGCCACCGACTCTAGCCTCTACGGCTCAACGGGGTTTGATAAGGGCTTAGGGCGCGGCCCGGAGCAGATTGCGGCGGGCGGCGCGGCGATTGGGGTCGCCGCTACTACCCTGGGGGGCGTTGCCGTCCAGAGTAACGACACAGCCACGGTCAACGCCCTTGCTGCCACCCAACTTTCGAATGTGGCGATACAGGAAGGGGGGGCGGCTACAGTAAACTCGCTCGCCGCCGCTGCTCTGGAAAATGTCGCCATGCAGGAAAGCGGCACGGCCGCAGCGAATGCACTCGCCGCTACCGCCCTGGGGAGTGTGGCGATACAAGAGGGTGATACGGCCATGGTCAACGCCCTGGCTGCGGCTGCCCTGGGGAGCGTTGCTCTTCAGGAAGGGGACGCGGCCACGGTCAACGCCCTTGCTGCCGCCACTCTGGGGAGTGTGGCGGCACAGGAAGGCGACACGGCTACGGTGAACTCGCGCGCCGCTGCCGTCTTGGAGAGCGTCGCCGTGCAGGAGGGGGAAGCGGCTACGCAACAGATCGCCGCCGGCCTGATCTTCGATACGGCCGCCAGCGACTTCGCCGTGCAAACGGCAGCGCTCGACCTCGCCACCCAGGACTTCGGCGGATCGGTCGGCATCTTCGAAGAAGCCAGCGCCGCGCTTGCCAACAACGCTGCCGCCATCGCGGAGAGCGCCGGTCAGCAGACCGTCGCCTCGAACACCCAGGAGACCGCGTCGCAGAGCCAGATCGAAGCGGCCCGGATGCAGGTTGAGGCGGCGGGTGCGAACGCCGATCGCGGTCCCAACGAGGGTGATCCTGCTTATCTCGAACGAATGCGCGCCGTTTTCCGGATCCAGAACAGGATGGATACCGATGCGCCAGTACCCTTCGCGCGAGGCGGTGTCACAAAAGGCGGGCTTTCTCTCGTTGGCGAGCTTGGCCCAGAGATCGTCAAGCTACCGCGTGGTACGGAAGTTTTTTCGCACGCCCTTTCCGCGCAGTGGATCAAACAGCTTGAAGGGCTGACTGCCTACGCCGGTGGGACTGTAAGCGCCCTTGATACAGTCAGCACAGGCAAGGGGGCTGGTACTCAGGCGGCAGCGTCCGTTGGTGGGCAGATCAGAGGCGCCGCCGCCGCGCTAGATCAATTGACCAACAGTGCTTACGACCTGCGAGATAGCGTCGGTGGTCTGACTAGCGTCCAGATTGGTTTGGCAAATGTTACCAGCGTACTCGACTCATCCACCGCCGCCGCGAACACGGCCCTCACGCAGGCCGAGGTGAACGCGCGCGCGCTGTCGACAGGAAGCGGGCAGGCGGCGGGGGCGCTCGGCAGCGTGGCGGCGGCGGCGGGGGCAGCGGCGGCGGGATTAGCATCAGTCGGCGATGGCGGCAAGGCGCAGCAGGCGAAGACGGCCCAACGCCGCGAACGCATCGAAGCGTATGAAAACAGCTTCCGAACCAAAGCGCAGGAGCGCGAGGTAGCGCAGTACAACTACGTCGCGGACAAGGCGGGCGAGCTTGCCGATCTCTACCTGGAGACAAATGTCGCTGCCGCGCAAACACTCGCCGCTCAGCGTGCCTACGACGCCGCGATCCAAGGCGGCGTGCTGCGCAACAATGCCGCCGGTTATGTGACCGGCCATTCGCAGTTCTACGACCGCTCCGGCAATGCGACGAGCAACCAAATCCAAACGCGCAGCGGGGAAACGATCGACGCCGCTGAGTTCAGTCGGCGTACCGATGCGGTGATGGATCAGTTCATGGTCAATTATCGCGAACTTGCTAGGGTCAATGGCGAGGCGATGAAAGAGGCACGAGAGCAAGGGCAGGTCATGGCCGAGCTGTGGCGCGACGCCCTTGATCAGAAGCAGAACAACGATCGGTTGCAGTTTGTACGCGAGGAAGAGCAACGCCGCGCCGAGGACGACCTGCGCGAGGCTAATCGCCGACGGGAGGAGGACGCACGCCGTGCCGCCGAGGATGCGGAGCGCGAGGCTAAGCAGAAGGCGAAAGACGACGAAACGGCGCGCAACGCGAAGCAGCGTCGCCTCGGATTGCAGACGAACGGCTCTAGCAGCGCGGGCCTCGAGACCGATGCCCGCGTCTACGCTCAGCCGATCATCCTGGAGATCGACAAGCAGAAGATCGGCGAGGTGATCATCCAGTTCCTTGACGGCAAGTTGCAGGTCATGCGCGGGGGAGGCTCGTAGATGCGCTTCACTACGTTTGACGGCAACGCCATCGGCGGCACCTCCGTCTATTTTTGCTACCAGGACGGCGACGCCTCCGCCGGGGCGATCTCGCTCGACTACGAGACTCGCCCCCGTCGCCGCGCCGCTCCCGTTGTCACTCGCCGCGCCCCGACGGTGCGGATCATCCCGTTCCGCATCGAGCCGGTTTCCGGGACGGCGCTGACGACGTTCGTGCCTACGGTCAACCAGCACTTTCGTCCGCTGGCAGGGAAGCGCACGCTCCAGGCGGTGCACGATGACGGCAGCACCGCCATCCAGATCGCCGCCGACGTGATCACGCTCGAACTGGTCTCCGGTGGGCACGCTTTCGAGGGGTCTTTCCTCCTCCACGACACCTACTGGGAGGCGCAGTCCGCGACCGTCGATAGCGTCTCGCCGCTCAGCGTGGCCGGTACGCCCGGCGTCACGGCGCAACCGACGCTCACGATCACGCCGGCGGCATCGACCAATGTAAAACGCATCCGCGCCACCGTGAGCGACACCCTCGCCTACGGCTTCGCGGACACGATCGTTAGACTGACTTTCGACAGCACGGGGGTCGGTCTCATCTCTACCGACACCAATCGCTTCTTGGTGGTCGTGAACGGGCGGAGTGTCCCCTACTACGCCCGGAACGTCAATGGCGCGGCGACGACGATCGATGTGCGCCTCAACGTGCCCGCGACCGGATTCGGCTCGGCCGCCGTCGATATCTGGTTCGGGGCCGGGGTGGATGTCAACCCCTTCGTCCAACTGCTTGAGCTGGGCGGCATCGCCGTTACCCACGCGACCTTTTCCAACACCGTCCTCGTGTGGGACTCCTGGGCCGCGCCGACGTTCGCGGACGCCACCGGCGTCTGGCGGTTGGGCGTGCTCGGCCCGCAGTACAACGGCGTGTCGTTTGGAATCAAAGAGTGGAGTTCGACGCTGATCGTATTCGAGGTGCGCGCCGACCGCACGCTGCGCGAGGATGCCGATGCGCTCATCCTCGTGCTACCCGCCGAGGCGGCCACGACCAATGCGCTCACCGGCATCGACGTGATGATCTCCACCGCCCAGCCGCTCGGCGGTGGTATGGGGACACAGATCAACTCACGCGTCTGTCTCTACTACCGCACACGATCGAGTCCGACCTGGATTTTGCATCAATCGGTGAACACCACCAGCTCGGTGCTGACCATGCCGTCGAGCATCCCCGGCGCGATCGCCCTGGCGCTGGTCCTGGAGCCGTTTGGCGCTGACGCGATGGGGTCGATGCGCGTCAGTACCCAGGCGGCGACGACGCCCGCGCGCCTGACGATGGTCGGCGGCCCCACCGTGAGCATGGCTGCGGCCGTGGCGGCGCGGAAGCTGAGCGGCTCCCTCACGAATACGACCACGGGCGCGACGATCACTTTCCCGCCTACCTACCTCGACGCGACCGCGACGCTCACGATCGACACGACGCTCCCCGTCACCGCCGAGCCGATCCGCACGAGCGACGGCACGCCGCTTTACGGGATGCCGTCATTTTCCGACCCGGATAGCCTCTTCCCGCTCAACTACGGGAGCAACGCCTGGACCGAGATGACCGGCGGCGCGACCTCTTTTTCGTTCCGCAATCGCTACGCGGCGTAGGGGGTAGCGATGCTGGTGCGCTTCCGCCATACCGGGGATCTCGTCGCCGAAACGGAGGTGGCGAGCGTGACCTGGCGGCTGCCCGCCGCGCGCCAGACGGGCGAGGCGTCGCTCGTGGTGCGGCGCGATGACCCCGCCTTCAGCGCCGTGGCACTCAATCCGCGCGGCGGCTTCCTGGTCGAGATCCTCGGCGGCTCGCTCGGCACGTGGACCGGGATCGGCCAATCATTCGAGCCGGACGCGGAAGGGGCGAGCTTCACCGCGCTTCAAGAGGCGGCGATGGCGGAGCGGCAGGGCGTCTCCTTGCAGACGACGCATATCGGTCTTACCGCCGGCACGCTCGCGCGGATGGCGGTCTACGACGCCATCGCCGGCGACGCCGACACGCTCTTGCGACCGGGCGTGTTCACCGAGAGCGCGCCGATCGTGGACGCCTACACGTTTGCGGGCAAGTCGCTCGCCACCGTGCTCGACGACCTCCTCGGCCTGGGCGGCGGCGAGTGGCGCATCGACGCGGGCAAGGTTTCCTGGTTGCCGGTGACGGGCACGTTCCACGCGCCCGTGGTCGACGGCGGCGGCGTCTGGGACGTGCGCCGCGACGGTGGCGCCGCCGATCAGGTGGCCGAGGTGGTCGCCGTGGGGGACGCCGCTGATCGCTACGTCGCTCGCGCCAGGGAGGTCGCGGGCGCGAACTTCTGGCGCACGCGCGAGGTGATCACGGTCGCCACCCGCTCCGTTTATGTGCTTCAGCGTACGGCCGAAGCGCGACTCTTCGTCGCGCGGCAGCCATCCGGCAGACTCAGTTGCCGACTCGATCCGCGCCTGTGGACGACGATCCGGGAGGGCGACTTCCTACGCATCGTCGCGCCCTACCTCGATATCGGCGGTAGCGCGCCCCTCTGCCGCGTGCTGGGCCGCACGTACAGCGAGCGTGACGAGAGCGTCACGCTTGAACTGCAAGAGGTTTCCGACCTCGACATCGTTACCGCGATCGGGCAGGCGGGGGCGCGGTCCGCCGCGCCGCCCGCGCCGACGCTTTCCACACAGGCGAGCGTGATTGGCGCGCTCGCCGCCGTTCAGAGTCGCGTCGCCGTCCTCACCGGGCGGTCCTAGTTAATGGGAGGTTTCGTCATGCGTCAATTCATGCTTGTGTCGCTCGTCGCGGCGGGCATTTTCATCGGGGCGGTTGTGACACGGGGAGACGGGATCGTCACGCCGAGCGCCTCGGCCGCGACGATCTGTACGCCGCGTGGCTGCGCGCCGGAGCCGCCCGCGCCCGATCCGGCGCCTGCGCCCGTCCCCTTCCCCACCTGCACGCCGCGTGGGTGCGGCGGAGAGATCGTCACGCCGCCGCCGCCTGCATCCGAGCCGACGCCACCCGCGCCCTTTCCAACCTGCACGCCGCGCGGGTGCGGCGGTGCAGTCGTCACGCCGACGCCCGATCCGCCTGCGCCCTCGCCGACGTGCACGCCGCGCGGCTGTGCGTAACGGCGCTGAAGGGATGAGGGGGCAATCGTGACGGGTGATGCATCGCTGGCGGTGCAACTCTTTCTCTTTCTCACTACCGTAGCGGGCTTCGTGTTCATGGGCTGGAAGATGAGCCGCGAGCGACAGTGGGCGGTTGAGGACCAGCGCCGTATCGCCGAAGACCTCAGCGCGAGTGTGGTCAGGAAAGCAGAGGAACTTCGCATCGAAACCGGACGCAAAGCGGAAGAGTTGCGGCAGACCACGTTGAAGACAGCGGACGAAGTGAAGCAGACCACGTTGGAGACAGCAGTTGATCTTGCGATGGTCGTCAAGGAGGAGGCAAGTACCGTCAAAGCCGCCGCCAAAGCCGCCTACGATGTCGCCAACCGTGTTAACGAAAAGATCGCCACCTCAACCGCGCAGACAAACGATAAGTTTGACGCGATGCTCCGAAAGGCGGTTGCCGACGCGATCCGCACGGACAGCCTACGTGATGTGATCGACCAGAAGACCAGCGACACGAACGAGCGCGTGATCGATACGCAACAGAAGGTAACGCAGATGGCGGAGGTGGTCATACCGCCAGCGGACGAGGCGCAATGATGTCGGACGCCGACCGCCAGCGATGCTATAGCGAGATCAACGAGGTCGTCAAGGTAGCGATGGAGCGTTTCGTGGCGGAGTTCCCGGAGTACGCAGACGACGATCGTCACCGAGAGGCATTGGCCTGGTCGGTACGCGGTATCACGCGAGTGTACCACATTCTGGATCGCTACATAATCACGAAGCGGCAGCCGGGCAAGGGGGACGCATGAGCAACCAGATGATCACGCGACGCATGGCGATCATCCTTCTCGCCGGCATGGTACTCGTGCTCCTCTCCGGCGGTATTGCGCTCTATCCGTCGTGCCAAGCGCGCCGCTCCGTTGCGCCGCTTTCCTACCAGAACATCCCTTTCCCCGTGCTCAATAGCCCCGTCCGTGCCGGCGAGCAGTTGCGGATCGAAGTGAACCGCTGCAACCGCGCGGAGTCGCCGGTGTCGTACACCTTCACGCGCAGCCTCGTGCGCGTCAGCGATGGCGCAATCTTCCCGCTCGAAGGGAGTGGTTCAACCATCGATCGCGGCTGCGCCACGGTGACCAGCCTCATCCATACCGTGCCGGTGAACACGGAGCCGGGCGAATACTACATCAAGGGCGTGGCGAGCGTGCCGACCAAGTGGAAGACCCATCTCGTGCCTTGGCGCACGGAAATGTTCGTGGTGAAGGCGCCATGAGCACGCGCCCAGGGTTGCCGGAGAACACGACCTTTCGCGATAAGGGCTGCGACCTGGAGCCCTCGTGCTTATCGTGTAGCCTCCCCGTCTGCCGCTACGAGATGCCGCCGGGGCGGGCGCGCGCGCTCGGCCAAGCGGCGGCACTGGGGCCGCTGATCGAGAGCGGCATGACGATGACTGATGCGGCGGTAATGCTCGGCGTTTCGCGCCGCACGGTTTATCGCTTGTGGGGTGTCCTCGTCTCGGTCACGCCAAAACCTTCCCTCGCCACGCGGGCGCGGTAGGGGAGCGGTGTTCACCTGCTGCATCTGCCGTTTCGAGCATGAGCTCGACGACCTCTGGTCCCGCGTCGGACGGGATCGGTACGTGTGCATCGGCTGTTACCACGCCACGAACGGCCGCGTCCGCGCGCGGGTTCTGCCGGCCATGCGCCAGGCATTTGAGGAGGAGTCATGACCAAGAATCCATCCCTTGCGCCGGGGACCAACCTCCTCGACTACTACCGCCCCAGCGTGACGCCCTCGCCCCAAAACGGCAAGGACTGGGCCTTCGCACCCGCCGTGCCGCTGCCGGCGGCGGACCTGCCAGCGGAGGCGTACACGCCGAGCGCGTGGGACACCGACGAGAACGATGACAATCAGGAGGATATCGGTTCCTGCGCTGCCTGGGCCTACGCCAACATTCTCAAGGGGCGCCTCAAGGCGATGGGTATCCGCCCCGATCTCTCCGAAGGCGCGGCGTACCTCGCCGTCCTTGCCGAGATGGGCGCACTCGGCCAGAACACCGGCACCTATCCGCGCTTGTATTTTGACCACGGCCGCGGCGTCGGCGACCTCCTGGAGCGGGACTGGCCCTACCGACAGGGCGGCCTCTCGCGTGTCTGGACCGACGCCGAACGCGCCCTCGCCGCCGGCATCCGCATTGCCGATCACCGCGTCTGCGCCAACATCGAGCAGGTGATGCAGGCGATCGTGGGCGGTCAAGATGTCAACCTCGTGATCAACCTGACCGGCACCTTTCAGCCTGACCGCGAGGGGCGCGTCCCGCTGCCCAACCCGGCACGGCCGTGGGGCGGTCACGCCATGACGATCAAGGGCTACCGACGGCGGGCGGACGGGCGCGTCGAGTTCCTGATCAAGAACTGGTGGACGCGCGGTTTTGGCATGGACGGGCGCGCGTGGCTGGGCGAGGAGTTCTATGCCATCCCATACGACCAGGGCGGCATCCATATCCCCGACTCGTGGGTGATCGGCGGCGTCAACGTGACCCGGCGCGAGCTCCTGCCCGAACCGGCGCCTGACCCGACGCCGCCGCCCGACCCGCAACCCGACCCGCAACCCGACCCCCAGCCGGAACCGCTACCCGATCCCGTACTCAACCAGAAAGACCAGGCGCTCGCCGTGGCGCTGAGCGGCGTCGCCTCCTACCGCAATGCTCACGCGCGCGCCGCCACGGACATCGAGCGATGGTACGCCGAGTGCGGCGTTGTCGCCTCGAACTGGATCGCGGGACGGATCAGTGAGGAGGTCGCGTAGTGGCGCATGAGCGAGTCGAGTGCAGTTGCGGGCGAGTTATCTACCAGTGTCAGTACATCGGACCGCGTTCGCTCACCATCAAGCCACATCCAGAGTGCGGTAGCCCTGAACCGATGATGAAGCCAACGTACGTGGACCCCCTGACGGATGAGCGTCCCGAATACATACATCGTGAGGTGCGGTAATGGACCCAATCTCCGTCCTCATGCTCGCCCTGCGTACCATCGCTGCTGATCCGCGCGGCGACCGTGAGATCTGGATCTACCGTGACGGGCTTGATGGCGACGTGATCCTGCGCTACGGCGACATACGCGCGGCGATTCGGGTGTGGGAGGCGACGTTGTGATCGATGTGCCGCCAGCGCCTCCGCTGCCGCCGTACATCCCTTGGCGCTTCCGTGCCACGGTGGTGCGGGTGGTAGACGGCGATACCTTCATCGCTGAAGTTTCGCTTGGTTTCTACGTCACCACGACACACTCTTTCCGGCTGATGGATTACAACGCGCCGGAGCTATTCAGCGGCGATGACCGCGAAGCGGGCGCGGCGGCGCGCGAGCGGCTGCTGGCGCTGATACCGCCGGGGACGTTGATCACGCTCCACAGCGATAAGAGTCGAACCAGCTTCGCCCGCTATGTTGCGCGCGTCACGCTGGACGATGGCCGCGACCTTGCGACCGTGCTCAAGGAGATGGCGTGATGCCGCTCACCCGCCCACCCATGACCCAAGTGCCGGGGCATCCGAACAACCGCTATCTCACGCGCAACGGCTACCGACCGGAAGCGGTCTGCGTGCACACTATGGCGGGCACCCTAGCCGCGTGTGACTCCTGGTTTGCAAACCCGGCGAGCAAAGCGGGGACACATTTCGGCGTCGGTCGCATTGGTGAGATACATCAGTATCACCCGGTCGCTACTGCGCCCTTTGCCAACGGCGTGATCGAGGCGGGGTACACGGCGGCGTTGATTGATCAGAATCCCGGCGCTAACCCAAACTGGCTTACCGTTTCGATCGAGCACGATGATCTCGGCAACGGCTCGCCGCCGACGGCAGCGCAGTTCGAGGCGAGCGCGCAGCTTTCCGCGTGGCTCTGTGCGGTGGTGCTGCCGGAGATGGGGAGTCTGGTCCCCGTCGATCGCGCCCACGTCCTCTCTCACTCCGACATCTCGCCCCTCTCCCGACCGCGCTGCAACGGCTGGGGCGAGGCGCGCATGGCGGCATACATCGCGCGGATCAATGCGATCATCGCCGGTGCGCAGCCGCAGCCGGAACCGACGCCCGTACCCACCCGCGAGCGCGAGTATCTGGACGCGCTCACGGTGCAGGCGGCGGCGCTCGATCAGTGGTCAACCTACGTGCGCGATCTCGCCGCCTACACCGGCACGGTGGCCGATGCGCTCACCATCCAACGCGACAACATCAAGACGATCATCGGAGGCTGATGATGGATAACCTCATGCCCACGACGTTCACGCGGAGCGGTGCGACGACGGCGCAGATCGAAACGCCACCCAGCCCCTCGCGCATCGTCTCGCCCCCACCGCCGCCGCCCTTCCCCGCGCCGCCGAGCGATCCGGGCGACGGCATGCTCGATTCGCTGCGCGCCGAGATCGCCGTGACCAACGAGCGCATCACCGACCTGCACGAAACGGACATGCGCCAGGCCGCCGTTGATGCCGATCACGTTCGCCGCATCGTCGCCATCGAGGAGCGACCGATCACGGGGAGCCAATTCCTCGCCAAACTTTACAGCCGCAAGCTCTGGATCACCGTGCTGGCGACGGTGGGCGCGGTGGTCGCCGGGCTGACCAACGTACTGCCGGCGGAGTGGGCGGGGGCGATTGCGACGGTGAGCACGGTCGTTTACGTGCTTAGCCAGGCGCTCGTGGACCGCAAAGCGGCGGAGGGGACGGCGCGCGTCGCCGAGGCGAAGGTGTTCGCGGCGGGCGAGGTGGTGGCGGCCGCCGCGCGCGGCGGCGATACGGGCGCGCGCGCGGGACGGTTTCGCGCGTACTAGCCCGCGGACGCTGAGACTTTTTGAGACGTTCTGAGACACGCCCAGCGTGCGGCATGATTGAGGGAGGGGCGCATGGTCGCTAGTTACGACTTCACTGGCCCGCGTGCCCTTGTGGACGGCAAGACCGAGGTCCACACGATTTGGTACCTCCCCGCCACGGCGCGGATCACGGCGGTCACGAATACTACCAATCCGACGATCACGACCTCGACGCCACACGGACTCGCCGCCGCCGGGCGGGTGCGCGTCGCTGGCGTGACCGGCGCGGAAGGCGTCAACGGCGGCTGGCTCGTGCTCGCCGTGCCGGATGCGCGGTCGTTCACGCTGACGATGCCTGCACCGGGGGTCTACACCGGCGGCGGGCGGGCCGGTATGCCAATCGACACCACGGGTTATACCGCCCGGCTCCACGTCCGCGACGCGGCGGACACGGCGGCGACACTGCTCACGTTGACGAGCGAAGACGGCGGCCTGATGCTCGGCGGCGCGGACGGCAGCATCGTGATCCGCTTCAGTAAGTCCGCAACGGCGCCGCTCAGCGTCACCTGGCGGCGCGCGGTCTACGAACTGGAACTGATCGCGGCGAGCGGCGCGGTCCTGCCCGTGGCGGCCGGCACGATTGCCGTGCGGTCGGGGGTGGCGCGGTGAGCGACGCCGTCCTCGTCATCAGCCAAGCGATCTTAACGGCGAGCGAGGTCACGACCGAGAGCGCCGTCGTTGTCGTGGAGACGGTGACGGAAGTGATCGAGGCGGGCCCCAGCGGCCCGCAGGGAGCGACCGGGCCAGCCGGACCCGCGGGGCCGCAAGGGCCGACCGGCGCTACTGGCGGCACGCCCTATGAGCACATCCAGTCAACGCCGGCGGACGAGTGGACAATCGTTCACAATCTCGGCCATGAGCCGATCATCCAGGTGCGCGACTCGACCGGCCGCGTGGTCGGTACCGTGATCGACCATCTCACCATTAACTCGTCTCGTTCGCGATCGGCCGGCGCTTTCTCAGGCAAAGCGACCGCAATCTAGGAGGCTTCTATGGCAACCGGCGTGATTCCGTTCCTGTCTCCGGTCGATATGAATAGCCTGGAGATCCAGAATGTGCGACTGCACATGCTGGCCTCCGACCCCGCCACGCCGGCCGATGGCTTGTTCTGGCTCAACACCACGACAAACCTTTATAAATTCCGGGCTGGCAGCGTGACGTACGTCATTACAACTACCGCCAGCGCGAGCGGCGTCCAGTCCGTGACGGCAACCAACACGACGATCACGATCGCCGGTACCGCCGCCGACCCGACTGTCGGTATTGCCTTGCTCGGCATCACCAATGCGCACATCTCCGCATCGGCCGCGATCGCGTTGAACAAACTCGCCGTCGATCCGCTCGCCCGCGCCAATCACACCGGCACGCAGCTCGCCGCGACCGTCTCGGACTTTGATACGCAGGTGCGGACCTCACGCCTCGACCAGATGGCCGCGCCTACGGCGGTGGTGTCGCTCAACTCGCAGCGGCTAACCACGCTCGCCGACCCGACCGCCGACACGGACGGCGCCAATAAACGCTACGTCGATCAGGCCGTGCGCGAGGGGCTGGACGTCAAGGGCAGCGTCCGCGCCGCCACGACGGCGGCGTTGCCGGCCAATACCCGGTCTGGCAACGTGCTCACGGCATCGGCGAATGCCGCGCTCGCCGCACAGGATGGCGCCACTCTGATCGTGGGCGATCGGCTGCTCGTCAAGGATGAGGCGACCGGCGCCAACAACGGCCTCTACTCCGTGTCGGCCGTGGGCAGCGGCGCCGCCCCGTGGACGCTGACGCGCACCACCGATGCGGACGTCACCGCCGAGGTGTCGGCGGGCCTCTATACGTTTGCGAGTGAGGGTACGTCCCAGGGCAATACGGCCTGGGTGCTCACCACCGATGACCCGATCACACTCAACACGACCGCGCTCGTCTTTACGCAGTACAGCGGCGCGGGTCAGATTACGGCGGGCGCCGCGCTCACCAAGACGGGTGACACGCTCGACGTGGCCGCCGATAACGCCAGCCTGGAGATCAACGCCGACGCCCTCCGGGTGAAGGCGCTCGGCGTCACTAACGCCATGCTCGCCGGGTCGATTGATCTGACGACCAAAGTGACTGGCTCCCTGCCGATCGCCAACGGCGGCACGGCCGGTACAACAGCGGCGACCGCGCGCACCAGTCTCGGTGTCCGCGCCGCGCCGCAAGGCTTTGACATGGGCGATGCGTCGGCGACGGCCTTTGTGCTGACGCACAATATCGGCAGCTACGATGTCACCGTCCAGGTGTTCCGCAACTCTGGCGATCGGGAGACGGTCAACGCCATCGTCGAGCGCACGAGCACGAACACATGCACAATTAGATTCGCCACCGCGCCCACGGCGGCACAGTACCGGGCGGTGGTGAGCTAGATGGCGACAACCGCGATCCTCAACCTCTCGCCGGTGGGGTTTCCCGACGCGTCGGAGCAGACGGTGGCGCACCAGGCCGCGCTCACGATGGGCGTGGCGGGCACGATCCCGGCCGCGGCGGCGGATCTCGCCGATTTCTACGTCGTGGTGCCGTTCAACATGACGGCGATGCGGCTCAAGCTCGTGAGCAAGACGGCGCCGACGGCGCTCACCACCGTGAGGGTCCGGAGGGGGGTGCCGTCGGCCGGACTCGTCACGTTCTCGGATCTGTCGGCGACGTTCGAGGCGAGCATTGCGGCGAACCAAAAGTACGTCGCGGCGGATCCCGTCGACGTGACCCTGAGTGAGGGGGATGTGCTCAACTTCTCAATTACGGTTGGCGGAGGATCGGGCACAAACCTGATGGTCGAAGTGGTTGGGAAGATGAGATAAGGAACGGTAAATGGTAGACGACTATCGCGCACTCTACACAGAGGTGATGACTGATCCCGCTGGCTTGGGCTATAGCGGTAAAACGGACGCACAGATCGCGGACTTGATGACTGCTAAAACGCGCTCTCGTCCGCGCGACATCATCGCTACGTGGGAGATCCTGGAGGCGACAGCGCCTGCCGATTGGCTCGCACTCAACGCGGCGGAGCGGCAGCGCTACCAGACCATTGTGAGCGCGGGCCAGGTTAGTGTTCGGGGGGCGAACATCCGGAGTTCACTCGTCAACATGTTCGGCGCGGGGTCCGCAACACGCGCAAGCCTGGTAGCGCTGCAGGCGGCGCAAGTGTCCCGGTCAGAGGAACTGGGCCTCGGTGACGTTTTCGGTAGCGACATCACCGAGGCACGGAGGCTCGTCAATGGCAGTTAGCACGATCAACTGGGATGCCGCGTATGCGGCGACGAGCATCAACGCCTCCGCCGTCGCGAATGCGGCTGTGGCAACGACCGCGGCGATCACGAACGATGGCAAGATCGCGACTGAGATTAGCGTAACGGTCGTGTATGGTGCGACCGCCACGGCAGGGCTGATCGTGTACCTCCTGCGGGATGTGGACGGCACCAACTACGAGGCGGTGGCGGATAAACCGTGGGGCTTTGAGATGGAGCGGGCGGTGAGCGCAACCTACCGTCGCGTGTTTGCGGTGAGCGCGGGGGAGATGGACAACTTCAAGGTCCACGTCACGAACAATAGCGGCGCATCCGTCACGGTGACGGTGAGGACGCGCCAAGGGACGTTTGATACCGTCTGATGCTCAATACGCCACTGCCGCTCACGTATCGCAAACCGATGCTCGGCGCGCAGCTGCATCGGGATCATCCGCTCGCCCGTGGCTTGGTGCTGGCGTCGCCGTTTACCGGCGGGAGCGGCCAGCCCCACGATCTAGCAAGGGGTCGTACCACTACGTATGGCGGCAGTACCGCATGGAACGCGGGCCGCAAGTTCGCGGGGTCAGCCCTCCGCTTTACGGCGATAACCGCTAACCTTAGCTACGGCGCAAGTAACGGATGGTTACCACTCGCTGCAACCACGGTGCTGATCATCCACCGGAAGACGGATGCAACCAATCGGGTATCGGGGGCTTTTGGCTTCAACGTCTCGACCACTGGGACAGACGCCTTTGGCGCGCATATCCCGTTCTCCGATGGCATTGTCTACTGGGACTTCGGCGGGACCGCCACAAACGGCGGTAGGATAACGGCGAGCGGCCTGACCTTTGGCGATGACGTCTGGGTGTTTACGCACGGACGACGCGGCGGCGAGATTTGGCAAAACGGCATTCGAAGAGGGACCGGCACCTTTACTGGTGCTCGTACTTCTACGACGAACGTGCTGTACCTGAACAATCACCACGGACAGGGAGGCGACCTCGCGGATGTCGCCGGCTTCTTCATCTGGGATCGGCAGCTCGGCGAGGGGGAGGTCGTCAACCTCTCGTCAAATCCATTCCAGATGGTCGGTCATCGGCTGTGGTTGCCAGGGCCGTACATCGCTCCACCGCTCGCTATCGCTCCGCCGGTGGGCGCGTTCGTGATTTGATTGCCCTGCCCCTTGCTGGCTTCTCATCCGTCCACGGCCAGCGGCGCTCCCGCGCCCACGCCGCCGCCACGCCCAGCCGGGGCCGGGAGCCTCACCCCCGGCCCCTGCTGCGCCGCTTACGCGGCATCGCCATACAGGTCGCGGTCACTGAGCGGCGCGATCTCGGCCACCGTGCGCGGCGGGTGGGCGGCGCGTTCCTGCATCGCCCGGCGTCCGTGTTTGCAAACCTTCACCGTGGCGCGGAAGCGGACGCCGGCCTCGTCAATACCGAGGTGATCGACGCATTCACAATGAGGGATGGCGATGCCGCGGCCGCTGTACCCGCAGCGGCACGGTCGGGTCAGTTCGCCCTCGAACATCACCGCGTAGAAGCGGTTGGGCTTGGACTCGGAACGTACCCAGAAGGCGGACCCGGCACGAATCACGCGCGGGCTGTACGGGGCGGCGGGCTGTCGGCTATGCTTGCGCTCGGCGGTGGTGACGCTCATCTCGTCTCCTCTGCTCGCCCCGGCCGGTTGCACCCGGACCGGGGCTTTGCTTGTGTGCGCGGGGCTGGCGCTGCCCCTCAGCGGCTACTCGGCGGCGAAGCCGAGGATGCGTTCGGCGGTATCTTCGATGGCGTCGCCGACGTGGAGGTCGTCCCAGACCGCCCTTGCGCCCCACGCCACACCG